AAGAAAATAAAAGTCTTTGTGCTTTGGGCCACTTTAACTTGCATCAATTCTTGGAAATACGTGAAGTAATCACCCCATGCTTTCTGTGTGTTAGCAACTTTCTTAATGATGTTTGTTTCAAACATATTCATCAAGAAGTCCAGTGTGTCAATAACTACAGTACTAATGCCTGCTTGGTTATTGGCATAATCAATGCCTTCGTAAACCTGAAATGGGTCAACGATGTTGTATCGATTCTTTAATTCTGGACGAAAGGGTAGACGCTTATTCTCACAATTGAGATAGAGAATCTGATCTGGGTTTTTGATGTATTGAAGTGAGGAAGACTTACCACCGGCGGATAAGCCTTCAACTAGAATAAGTTGTTCAGACATTGTATTTCCAAAAATGAATAGCCCTATCTAACCCTAGAGTTATAAGTACAGCAATAAAAGAAAGGGTAAGTCCCATAAAATAGGGAATAGCCCAAATCAGGCGCCATAATATGATGTACCAGGGATTTAGATTTCGATGTTTCATGATGCTTCTCTGACTTTACGAGCCATCGAAGTAAAGACAGTTCGTCGAAGTTCATCCACAGTAAGTGGATTTGGCAGCTTGTTGTTGAAGTCACGAACAATTGCTTCAGCTTCAACATATGGCTTGCCCTTCGACATAAGCATCGTGCCATAACGAAACAACAAGTTATTTCGTCCACCACCCTCAGCAATCTGACCTGCAAACCAACGTTCAAGAGCAGGTAGGTTCGTTAAATTCTCCATACTCTGAAGATAACTAATGTTACGTCCAGTTCGAGGAATAAATGGAAGTACATCTAATAGCTGACCTTCATTAACGTATGTCTCACCGTTAAAGCTTTCCCACTTACGAGAACGTTGCCAAGTTGCTTCATCCATTTCGAATGGAGCCCATTTAGCCAAATTCACCATAAATTGAGTGAAGTCTTTACTATCAAGACGAAGTTCATGACTCATTGGCATGATGACACGGAAACGATGATTCTCATTACTGTGCCGTTTGGTTGTGTAGATACGGTAGGTATACGGGGACAACAACTCCAGAGCTTCAGGAAGTTGTTGTCCCGTATCCACATCCAGCACAACAACAGAGAAGCCAACTTTACAGTTGTCTTCTGTGCGATGTCCTTCACCAGTATCACCTGCAATAAGGTGATGACTGATCCAGTGCAAACCATTAGTGCTAACGAGTTTGCCCATCTGATCCCACGGTGCGTATTCATTTCGATAGTTATACGCAACATGCGTAGACCAAGAAATTGGAATACGATTGAGATCAGTTGGACGGAGTGTTTCACCGCGGAAGAATTCAATACCATCTACGATAGTTTTACGAATGATGATGTTATTGCGATAGCCCCAAGCAGAGGCCATTGCCACCATGTCATTACGGAAAGCTACACCACCTTTATAAAATGGCAGTTCATCCATCAAATCAGCATGGGTCATTTCCTGACTGCATTGAGATAGAAACTTACCCAAACGCATATACGGTCGTTCACGTTGGAACAATCGAGCAAAGGCACGGCCGCTTTCTTCAACGAGCGTAAAAGCTTGATGAAGATGTTCAACTTCAACACGATTGGACATATCTAAAGCAGCGAAAACACCACTCAACTTCAATGCCTTGAAGTAACGATGGTTTAATTCGGTTTTAGCAAGTTCCTCGTGATCGCCCATTTGCGCAGCGAGGCGTTCACACCAAAGTTTGTATCGGAGTAGTTCAATACTTGTAGAGCGAGGGACCACGATAGTGCTATTGGCGTATTCGGCACCGCACAGTTCGTGCAAACGCTCTTTCCAGAGAGTGAGCGCTCCATCACCAGCCTGTGTAACCATGAGATCAAATAGCTCATCTGCTGAGATATTATCATTTGGTTTAGCAGGGTGTCCCCACGCAAAGAGTGATCGACGCGCATAGCCCGTCTCAAGGAAACTGAAGAATGAATCTTCAGTCCCGCTACCATCGAGCAGCTTGCTCGGAGTACCGAACAAAAGCAGGTTCGCCGGACTACTGCCAGATAGCATGGTTCCACGGGATTGCTCACTTGTATTTTTAATGAGCTTGTCCTTTGCTAAGCCAAGGTCATATAGCTCAAGAAATAGATTCAATATTTCAGTGCTGTTGATAAGATTTGAACCAATCTCATCGACTTGAAGATTGATGGCTCCAATACCTTGCATCAAAATCTTCTGACGAAGCTGTTTAGTAGCAGGTACGGTGCCTGAATCAAAGGTGAAAAGATAATCACCAGATCGAGCTAATTCATCTCGTAGCTGATCTTTAATTACTCCAAGATCATCTTGACTACGTAATGCTTTCTTGGTTGAAAGTTCGTGAATAGTTTCTTCAGCAACTAATGGCACTATCTCACCACAGAATTTTTCTGTGAATGGTGCTAACAGATTGTTTTCAAGTGTAGAAACTGAATATCCCTTACCAGCTCCAGATGGAGCTAATGCAACTACGTATGCGTTGATTGGAATCACGCCACGATCTTGCGTACGTAAACTAATACGCATCGAACTAATGCATTTGGTAAGAAAATATGCAGTCATCACTCGAAAGAACGGAGCATCCGTATTTTGAGTTTTGTTGCAAAGGAACTGAGTGATTTCTTCGATTGCAGGATGGTGTTGATTTACGTATTCCATGAAGCTCTCTGGGAACAAATAAGTGCGGCATGACAATAATTGCATGCCTTGGGTTCACCCTTACGAATATCGATGCGACCTTTACCGCCTTCTTTACCCATATGGGCTTCAGCTTCAGCCATTGTGTCAAACACTCGTGTTGCGCGAGATGTGGCTGGAGCGAGGGGATTCTTATAGTACCGATATGTTGGATCGTCAAGCCAAAGTTCCTCATCTGTGCAATAGGGAAGTTCGGTTTCGTCCACGGACATTAGAGATTTAATACCCTCAATCCGTCCAGTAATTCGAATGAGGCATTCTTCAGGAGTGCCTACTCTAACTAGCATTATTGGACATGGGCTTTGTGGATAGGTTGGATCTTTCTCAGCACGGAATCTACTCCAATCCTTCAAAATAAATTGAATGGTTGCAGTGTCATCAGTAATGAGATGGCGAGCTAAATACCGATAAACGGTAAGTTGCCACATATAATCTTTAGGAAGTTTATTCTGATAAATAAAAACTGAAGTGCTTTTATAGTCAGTGAGTCTTCCGTTATAGATTAGATCAGGAGCACCAGATAATACTTTACCAGCTACAGTTTCATTGAAACGTTCCTGAATATACACCGCAGTTTTACCTGGCGTTGGTATCACAGGATTTACTTCAATTTCCATCAAAGGATTGTAACCAGCTGCACGAATGCGTTCAGCCAACATTGGGGCCTTCCATGCAGCATCAATACTATCGTTGATGGCATGACCTAAGCGAGCAGCAACTAGGTTAGCTAAATCCTCATCTGGATCAGTACGGTAGCCTAAAACGATTTGACGATCACTCATCGCTAATTGGCTACCGCTGATATACGACGGATCTTTGTCGTAAGTATCTCTAGCCAGCCACACAGCCAATGGCAATGGAATGCCACGTTTATTGGTATAAGCCATTACGGCACCTTACGTAAATTTACTTCAACAGTGCTGATTAAATTTCGTAACAAAGCAAGAATTGTTGTTCTTGAGTAGTGATACGAACATCCAATTTGTCCATTAGGAACAGTAAAACTAATGGCTAGTTTATTTAAAAACTCATCAGATAATTCTGAATTCACTTCAGTTTTAGAATCATTTGCTAAGGATTTTTGCATATCTACAACATATGCAAGTGAATCAATATCACTTATTAAATCATCACGATTTGCCCATTCGGCAGCTTTACGCCAACCTAATTCATACGCTTTTTCAATTGACATAGCTATTCTCTAAAAATTATTTATTGATGCCATTGAGTAAATCTCCAATGACACCGTATGTGGCACCATTAGGTATAGTTATTTCAGTTGCCCAATTAGGTGAATAAACAATGAGGTTACCACCAAGCTTGATTTGATCATGCTTGAGTTCTGGGAGTTCATCCCATTCCATTTCAGGAATGAGGTTGTCATTCACCCACTTCAAAAGCTTTACACTTTTGCGTACCCAGTAATACTGAGCATCGTGAATCTGAGCAGCTGGACGAATATCATTCCATAACTCAGCTGCAATTACTCGATCCATGAAAGCATGAGCAGCTCGAGAATTCAGTAAGCCATAGCTTTGACCGAACGCATTACCTGCACTTCGTTCTTCAGCTGCAGCTTCAGATGGACGAGCTTTACCAGACACAGATGCTTTCAAAACAGGGGTTCTGAGTCTAAGTCCAAAAGCGAGTTCGGTCCATCCACGATCCTTTGCCAACGCGAGTTTGGCCGCGGTCCATTCGTCACTAACTGAGTAGAGTTCATGGAATCTGGCTTCGATTGACTTGGCTTGTTCTTCGGTGAATCCACAATTTTTGACGAGAGTGACCCAAGTACCGGCATAGGTGAGGGCGAAGGTGGGAGCTTTACTGTCTTGTCTTTGCTTTTTGTACTTTTTCCCGATTGAGTTAATTCCTTCCAAGTTATCTTCGATGTCGGGCATTTGGTCCCTGAAATAGGAAAAAGCCCTGAGCGAATGTCCGTCGTATCCATCGGTATACACCTTCATTCGGTTGGGATCACGAGTAAGTAGTGTGATGATCTTATCCTCTAATGAGGAAAAGTCAGCCCCAACAAACAGCCAGCCTTCTGGTGCTGCGACCATCTCTTTGATGTACTTCGCAAACTCATTACCACTTGAAGGTAAGTTCTGTTGGTTGGGGCTATCGCTACTCAACCTTCCACTTTGCGTACCGCCGATATTGTAGAAACCATACAGGCAATGATGGCCTGCTACCTCAGGTGCATTCACAAAGTGAGGCACAAAACTACTGATTAGTTTCTCAACTTGGGACAATTCGACAAACGCCTTTAGAAGGTCTTTCTCTTCGGTGTGATTAACCAATGCCTTCAGTGTGTCGCCATCCGTAGCTGGTTGCTTTGTATCCGTATATGCGATGACAGGTAATCCCATCACCTCATATAACAGCCGTTGCATCTGAGGATGGCTGTTAGGATTGAAGTCTTCGTCACACTCATCGGGGGTCACACGCTTCTTTTTATATTTAGCATTCTTCCGAGCAGCCCAAGCTTCTCGGTGTAGAATCATATATTGGTGCACAATTGAATGTGCACGAATTAAATCATGAAGTTCTTGTTGACGTGTATATAAAATACCTGCGTTCTTATTGGCTACATCTTGATTGATTGGTAGACCAACTAGTTGCATCCAAACGATTTCACGAAGATAGCTATTTAATCGATGAAATACGTGATCTAGTTCACCAAGTTCAGCCATATGCTTTTGATAAAGCCATAGCGTTGCTGCACAATCTTTACCGTTATACGGAATAATTTCATCGAGTGGTGCTTTCCAAGTTTCTTCGATGCCGTAATCACCATAGACAGCTTGTGTCTGTGGCTTTAAACCAAGCTCATTGCCAGCACAAGTGTTGGTTACGACATAGCTTAGGATAAGACTGCAATGTGTCTTAGATTGTAAAGTTTGAAGTCCACGCATAATGCCGTTCTGGTCATCCAGTCGTCGCATGAACAACTTATGAATTAGTTGTGTTAAGTCGAAGGCTCCACGGTGCATCACAATGATGCCTTGGTAAGCTTCAAAGAATTCAACTAATTGGTCTTTAACGTCATTGAATTCGAATACAACAGCTTCAAGTGGATTGAGTCCGAATCCGATGGTGCGGATATCTGACTCGTAATGTTTAAGTCCAGTAGTTTCCACATCTACGCTAAGAACTGGTAAAGCCATTAGCCGCTCAGTCCACAGGGAAAGGATATTGGCTCTATGAACTACCACGTCAGTAGTTGAGCCAGGCTCTACATATCGACCTTCTAGATGAGCTTGTAATGCGTCTAATGAGGCTTGTGCCTCAGCTTTCACTCGTTCATCAAGAGCCATAGCTCGAAAAGGTGGGATGTAGCAAACGTGGTAATTGCCGAACTTTGACGGGAAAACATATCCCGCAGTATTAACCACCTTGGTTCGGCCGGTCAGGCGTTTGAACAGCGGAGCATCCTGGATAGCAAGGTGGCTTACGACACCATTACCAACTACCAGCTCGTTAAACCATGCCTCATCCTTTTGCAAAGGTAGGGCAATCTTCTGTCCCAGCAAACTGGGACAGCTGCGTGGACAGATAAATGCGATTGTCATGAGTCGAGTCGTCGTTTAGGCAATTGACCAAGACCTGTATTTACTGAATTGATTACCTGAGTCATAGCTTCTCTACTCAAGTTAAAGATCATCAATGCAATTTCGTTCTGTTTATCTGGAATCAACATCACTGCGTGATCGATTCCCCATTCAGTACAGAATTTTTGAAGTGCGTCCTTGAAAGCTTGGTCATTTGCGTAACTCATTAAGCCACCAAATAAAGTTGGCGTCTGGGACGTGAACAAGCCACGTACAGCAGACGGCGCCTGTCATCAGGATTACGACACGAGAACAAGCTTCCCAGATCTACGAACACAGTGTCAAATGTGCTTCCTTGGCTTTTATGGATTGTAAGTGCTTCCGCATGACGAAGATCAATAAACTCTTCTTTCAAACGGAAATACAAATCCCAGTTCTTTGCACCACCTGCAGCTGCAATTTCACGTTGCAGACGTGCATTATCTCGATAAGTTACGAAGATGCCTTCATCAGTTTTAACATCGATAAGATGAGGTTGTCCTTCAATATCACTGATTTCTTCAATTTGAAGAATTGAATCTGTTGGGATAAATCCATCTCTTGCTTTGAAGGCTGAATTAACAATAACAGAATCACCAGGTAGTAAATCGATTGGCTTATTGGCTGCTTTTCGAATAGCAGTAATAGCCTCGGCAGCTCGTGCATTCGTAAACGAAAGAACGATATTGCTACGCCAGTTATCTGTTTGAACCATATTTGTAATCAGTGTATGTGCATCAGGTCCACTGATTCGATTGATGGCAGGTGGTCTATTAGATATTGCAAGATTAACACCTGAAAATACTGCAGCTCTTAGAGCTGTAGATAGTTCAGTGATGTCTGGAGTATCTAATGAACGCATCACTTGCGTAAGATTGGCTGTTTGAATACCAAGTTTGAAGATTGAGAAATTGCTTCCTTGAACAGGAGCTAATTGAGCATCATCTCCAACATAAATAACCTTGGATTCACTGCACATCTCACGAATGATTTTATACAGTTGTTTATCAATCATCGAAGCTTCGTCGATGACGATTATTTGACCACAGTATGGTTTAGCTTTTGGACTTCGTGCGAGGAAGGTTTTTCCAGTCTTGAAATCGTTTCGAACAGAAAGACTAAGCAAGCTGTGAATCGTATCTGCAACACCAGTTAAAACACGAAGAACACTGGCTGCTTTATTAGTAGTAGCGCAGTATTTAGCTCTATCTCCAAGAATTGAGTAGAGCATATAGGTTTTGCCGGTTCCGGCTTGACCTGTAAGACAAAATTCGTTGCGATCACTTGCGAGAAATTCATTCAGTTGATCGGCTGCATTAAGTTGGTCTTGATTTAACACGTCGGAACCATCCAGGGTGTTCTATCCACTCACCATTAGATAGGGTGGAATAGCCACGAAGTTTGCGGTAGAGCATCAGTGTGAGATTGAACATCACACCACCAAATAACATTGCCATTCGACCGTCATTGGCTCCACCTAGAAGGGTTTGAAGGATGACGTGAACAGAAATATCAGTGAGCAAACCCATGCCCACTACACGCTTTCTCCACTTGGGACCAAGCCAAGAAAACATGATGGACAGCGCAACCCAAACAGCTAAGCCGTCCATATTTTTTCCTCAAAATATTGTTTCAATTACAACGAATACTAAAAGTACAGAACCACCAATCCAATGACCTGTTGAATATAAGGCAATACTTCCTACAAGAAATAATCCAGCATCACTCACAGTAATTCTCCCATTATCGTATTTGTCTCATGTTATACAGAGACTCATTTTTATGTTGATCAACCCACTGAGCAACTTCAGGATCGTCTAATAAACGATCACGAAATTCTTTAGCAGTAGTTGATAACAAGTTAGAACGTTGCAGTTCGCAATATTGAACGAGAGATATCAATTTGGCTTGTAGGGATGTAGTCATCTGTTTCACTCCAGCAATCATCTTCGTCCATCATTTCTTCTAGACGTTGGATATCTCGCTGCAGTATGTACAACTGAACCCGTTGTACAAATAGAAGTACAGCAAAACTTGCAGCCATAACTAGCACGAAGATAAAAAGCCAGGTGGGTACAGGTTTTCTAATATCCATAAAATATCCTTTTGCAATCCAATCCTTGCTGTTAACGCAATTTGCTCCACATGTGGTGCCGCATCTTTAACAGCAAGGAAGGATATCTTGATTAGTCTTCAATACCTTTGACATGAGTTGAGAACTCATCTTGTGATTTAGTTCTCCAGTCAGGCCATTGACGACGAGTGTTTTTGGATTGTTTATTGATGAGAGCCGTAATTACCTGAGCTGGTGTAAACCCAGCACGGAAAGCTCCATCCATAGCTAACAAAATTACATCGCACCATTCCACAACATCATCTGGATTGGCTTCAATCTCAGTGAGTTCGCTTCGGATATGTGCGATGACGCCTCCTGTACGCTTACCTGGTCCAAAAGTAGCTGCAGACCAATCGTTCTTTTCTTGCATAAACTGTAGAAGATCGAACATAGCCAATCGTCGTCTATTGCGACGATCTTCTTCTTTGTACCAAGTTTCTAAATCTTCTTGAGAGGCAACTTGTACAGTATGACTTCTTGCTCTAACAGGACCATCAAAATGATGAGTACCAAGATACTGAGTGGTTCCATCTTCGAGAGTGGTAAATCCATCCACTTGCATCAATGCAGTAGAGCCAGCTCCACAACGTAAAACAGTTCCGATTGGAAAAGTCATGACATGTTTTCTCTTGGTTGATGATGATCATGCGATTCAATACATCGATATGCCATTATTTGCTTAACTTCTTTAAAGCTAATAGGTGCATAGGTTGTACGTTGAAAAAAGGTTCGAATTGAATGATTGTCAACACCTACATCAAGTTGCATACCTTGAGGTGGTAAATTACCATGAGAATGGCCATGTAAATTCCATGATCCATGATGCATAGCATTCCATGAACGAAATGCAAAATGACACATCACGATCTTTTGCATGTCCACATAGATCTCGTGGTATTTCTCAACACCACCTTCAAAGATTTGAGATGGATTGCATGCAATCATCCGATCGTGATTACCTTCAATTAGGTATTTGATGCCATTGAGCCGTTTGGCTGTAGACATTGTTGCTTTACGAGATTGGAAACTAAAATCTCCAAGAATGAAAACGTGATCTCGTTTACCAACAACACCATTCCAATCAGATTCGAGGACACTATTCATGTCCCACTCACCTTCGAATGGTCGGTTGCTATGCGAAATTATTGCTTCATGACCAAAATGGTGATCGGCGGTGAACCAAACACGATCAGTTTCACTGTTAAATCGTTTGCGCACCGCCGTCTCCTTTAAGACCAAATGATGTGTAAACCGCTTGAATCAGTTCCTTGGAACTCTTCCACACGAAAACCACGATCCTCAAGAATCTTACGAGTGGCTTCAGGTAATTCACCATTCACAGGCATATAACTATGCCCTTGACGAGCAGCCATAACTACACCAGTTAGCAAAGCTATTGGAGTATTGGCTTGTACCATCGTGGCATTAGTAAACTGAGCTGCAGCTTTTGCAGTGAGATTTAAAATGGCAGGAGTAAATGGTAGTGTGTGAAATAGTTCGAATTGTTGCTTCCCAAGTGTTTGAATACTCTGATGCAATGTACCGATATCATCAGCAATTGCTTGATAGTCTTCAGGTAAACCAAGCCAAGTACGAATAAAGTTCTTCATTGAGATTCCTATGTCAGAAAGTTGAGTGATTAAGCTGCATCAACTGCTACATCGAATGCACCTTCAACTGGTTCACGTCTAATTGGTTGTACTTGATTACAGTTAATAATAATTTCAACCAATCGAGTTTCCATATTTGCAGTTTCATGCAGAATATCTACACTACCGCAGTTGAAATCGAAGTATGGAAATTGAAGAGCCTGACGATCATAGCGATCACCAGTAATTTGCGCATACATTCGAAATTGATTGGGAACATCATTTAATCTTCGATAACCCATTGCCTGTAATTTCTCAACAAGCAAGGGATCTCCGAATAATCGTATATACCACTTATCTACTGTATTGACGATTGTACGAGCAATCACTGTGTTAGTGCCTGGTGCATAAAGTGTAGCTAACGCCAAATGATTTTGTGGGTGAGCATAACAACGAACTTCACTATGTCCTGACATGCATGAATGTACAGTTTCATCGCTATACACACGAATCCAGTCTTCTGGTTGTGTGTAAAACTCCAGACGATAATTGGTTAAGTCATGAACAAGCTTATCCAAAATCTCTTGATCGAACATACCCCTGAACAGATTCAAAAACTTTTCAATAGGTAGTGAACGATTCGGAGCTTCAAATAGAGTGAAGTTTTTTATATCTGCGTAATAACAGATATTTGAGCGTCTATGAGGATCCATTCTAGCCAAAGTGGCTTCACGAATAATTAACGGCAATACTGGACACATACCTAAATATGCGTTGTATCGAGAAAGAAGTGTGTGATCTTTCAATCGCCTAATTAGGCGAGGCACCGCACCCAATGAAGGAAGTTTGGTACGTCGCTTTTTGAAAAACTTCGTGCCCACTATTCATACCTCTTATAGATTTTTTGGGCTAATGCGAGAGCTTCTATATGAAGCTCATGATTCAGTAATTTGCCATAGTCAAACAAAATGTCAGCAAGATCAGTTGGCTCCATTACGAATGAATTTGCACTACTGCCAATATCTTCGAATGGAGATTTAGAATCAAACAATGGACTGCGAATGCTTCCAATTCTAGAAATTGGATCAGGTGTTGGAACTGTATGATTTAGTTTAGACCAATCAGCTCTAATCAAAGCATTCTTTAATGCTTCGATATATCCACGATTGAGTGTTTCTTTGGGAGTGTGTTCGCACTCATAACCAACTGAAATATTTGTACAGTTGGTAACAAGATCGAAGAACTCTGCAGTGTCAGTGTAAACACCTGTGTCATCACACTTATGACCCATTTTTAAGATGGCAGCTAAGCTGTTAGCAAATTCATCACTACAGCCACGACCCATACCTTGATGGGTAATAATAGAGCCAGTGCCTCGACGATCAAATGCAATAGCAACCTTCACATCATCAAAGAGATGTGGTTGAAACTTGGCACAGTATGTTGAACCAATACCGCCACGTTCTTCACCACGAAAGAATGCATAGATACCAGGAATGCCAGCATTGATCATGTTGAACATGAGCCAATTACCAGCAGCATCATCAGCACCTAATGGTTGCTTGTCTTCTTTTGACCAGATGCCTTTGTCAAACTTGATTTTTTGAAAAACACTCGGATCTTGTCGATTGTGAACAGTATCAGTATGACTTGTGAACATGATGTCTGAATTGCCCACATATACAAAGAAAGCCATTGGCTCTTCTTTATCAGAGATAATGTGTGGCTTCAGTGGCATGATGAATTCGAGAATATACTTTTTCTCTCCTTCAGAATTGTGGGGACGACGATACGTCAAAAGACGATCGAGTGAAGGTACTGGAACCTTGGATTTAATCACAGCTGCCACAGCGAGGTTCCTCTATGTCACGGAAACGTTCGTCTCCATCATCACTAATGATTCCCTCATCATCATTGTTTTCATTATTAACGAGGGTTTGAATATACGTATAATCTCCGTCTAAATACGGACCAGTGATAATATTTTCACCACATCCACCGCATTCACACCAATTGATGTAAACACGTTGATCCTTCAACGTCTCTTCGCCATGCTTGTAACCAAGTTTACGAAGTGCAACAGAAAATGCAGAACCATTCTCTCCGTAAATACGGAGATAGGTTTTAAGCTTCTGATTCACAATGGTTCGATTAATAATCTTACCGTTGGAATTCTGAAAGTAAGCTAAAGCCAGATCATTTTTCGGATTGGCATACTGTTTAACTTCAGTTGCACCTTTCATGCAACTATGCGGACCTTCTTCATACACCTGAACCCACATATCAGGTTCAGTGTTAGGAACAAAAGAAATTATAGGAAGTACTTTTCCTAATACTTCATGTTCCCACGCATCACGAATTTCATTAGGAGCATCAGCAAGAAATCGCTGAACAAACATTTCAGGTGAGGTACGAGTAGTTTTGTTTTCGAGCATGTTCTGTAATGTAGCAAAGTACGCAACTTTACCTGGAACATGAGCACTGGTATGAATTAAGCAAATATCGAAAAGTGGCTTAAGAGTTTCAGACCAAACAAAACGAGATTTGTAAGCTTCAACTCGAGCTTTATAGCATTCGAATTGAGCTGGTGTGAGCGAACGCTCAGGATTGAACGACTGGAAGTCGCCATACAACTTATACATATCATCCCTCAATGATTTATGTTTAAAAAATCGCGGACAGTTCACGACATTTATAGCTCTTGGAACTGACAACTTTCATTACGAGCTCTTCTCCACTGCAGAGAGAAAATGGTGTCCCTACCAGGATTCGAACCTGGGTTTCCAACCGGAAAGGAAGGCGTCCTAAGCCTCTAGACGAAAGGGACGTGTTCAAGTAACCATCACCAACCATCAGCTTGATGATTTATCTTTTGCTGTTTTATGGTCGTGACACGTTTTGCAGAGAACCTGCAATTGATTGATACCAACAAGTAATCGACTCCAGGCTTCAGATAAACTGAGATCCCAGATTTTTCCCCACGGAGTGATGTGATCTACAGCAACTTCTTTGCCCATAAACCAACGAAAACAGTGTGCACATTGAAATTCCCACTTTTGTTTCTTATTGGCTGTTTGTGAAGGTCGTCTAGCAAGCTTCAATGCCTCAAAACGAGGTGGCCATTTTAACCAAGCTCGACGCATAGCTGAACGGACGAACGTGCGGTAGCGTGCCGTGCTCCACGAGGGATGAGATGGGCATGGATCAACTACCGCACGCCGTTTTCTTGGTGATTTAGTGATTTTTAAGCGAGCCATTGGTAAACCAGAATGTTTCTAGAAGATCGGCGATTTCATTAAATGATCTACTCCGATTCCTTACTTCTTTCAAGCGGCTGTCTTCCCACAATTCTGCCTGTTCCATCATTAATCGTTTCCAGAATACGCCGCACCCGTTCATATCGTTCAACACCCATAACAGTTTCAACGGGTCCGGGCCAATACCCAAACTCACTTGAGTTGGTAGTAGAGATATTGTCGTGCTGTTTTCCGATGTTGCCATCGTCGTCTTCGACTTCGCACTCGGGCAATTGCGCAAAATTGTCAGGTACTCTCGCGCTGGAGTCGAGTTGAAGGTGATCATTAAGTTGTACCTGTGCTGCCAAACCCGCCCACATCTCGTTTAGACGTGGGTAATTGCTGTACCTCCCGCCATACAACCACAGGGAGTTCCAAAACGTAGGCTTGAGCGACTCTATTACCGTAGGCAAGAGTACTTCGAATTTCAGCTTGTGCATCGTCATAGCCTTTGTGGAACTTAATAATTATTTCTCCGCGGTAATCGGAATCGATTATTCCTACAGAGTTTCTCAAGCTTAATCCAAGCTTAGTAGAAAGCCCTGAACGAGGTGCTACAAAAAGTCCATGATTCAGGGGTAAGGCGATAGACAGTCCTGTGTATACCGTATAGCCTCTGTCATCAGCACTAAAGTTGTATGAATACAAATCAAAGCAAACAGAACCTTCTGAGGCTTTGCTTGGAATGATGACATCGGAATGAAGTCGCTTGAACTGGACAGTAAGCACATGAACTCCTTTGAAAACGCTTTTGACCGCTTAATGGGTCATGAAGGCAACTTTACTGATAATCCCAAAGACCCAGGTAACTGGACTGGTGGAAAAATCGGTGTAGGTAAGTTGCGTGGAACAAAGTATGGGATTGCTGCAAACACCTATCCCACCCTGGACATTAAAAATCTCACTCGAGATATGACCAAAGCCATTTACAAGCGAGATTTCTGGGATCAGGTGGAAGGTGACAAGCTTCCCTATGGTGTAGCGTTCCAACTCTTCGATTTTGCTGTGAACAGTGGATGTCAAACCGCTATCCGCTATTTCCAACGAGCATTGGGAGTAGCTGATGACGGTGTATGGGGACCACGGTCTGTCGCAGCCGCAAAGGCGACAAGTGAGTCTGACATGATCATGGGGATATGTAGCGAGAGACTCGACTTCATGACGCGCTGTAGCGGTTGGGCAGACTATGGAAAAGGTTGGGCTAGACGTATTGCTCAAAATCTGCAATATGGCGTCCTTGACAGTTAAACACTGACTAGGGCGTAGCATTATGAATGGCACTAAGGGATGGACGATGAGCGAACCAATTACAAGCACTGCTGGCGGCTACGCTCTCAGTAAATGTATTCCGATTCTTGGCCCTGTACTGGCCACGATTGTTGTGATGTGTCTAGCAACACCTCAATCAAAAAAAGAATGGACTGCAGCCCTTATATCCACAGTAGCGCTAAGTTTATTTGGTGGTTCATTCTTGGTTAGCTACTTTGGTTTGAACCATTGGGCACAAGACACAATTGGTCTTATGGCCATTACAGGAATCTGTTTCGCATGTGGCTTACCTGCTTGGCTAGTAGTTCGTGCTTTGTTTGCCTGGATGGCAAAACAAAAAGACAAAGATCTTGCAGAACTCGCTAAAGCTGTAGCCAAAGAAATTAAAGTATACGAAATAGACAGTACTATTAAGTAATTTAATAGATGCCCTACAGGTTAGAGTGTTAACAGTCTCTAATCGCATGCTATGTCCATCAAAATGGCCAATAGTAACATTTACAGCAAGGCATCTATTAAATTATCCGGTTACCGTGTCCGGTGCTGCCATATGACGATGGTTGTAGCCACCCTTTACTCAGCGGAATCACAGCTAATCCAATATCAAAATGATATCGGTGTCACTGTATGATTACTAAATCCAAATTGGATTCAGTACATCAGTACCTTTCGACAGTGCTTTCATAGTGAGATCACTCTGGGAGAGACGGAGTGGCATCGTCTCAACATTCCACTCACCTTCATATATTTTCTAAATTACGCTTCTATTAACTAAAGGTAGCTTGGTTTACGCCATAGTTTGACGCTTCCTTTACCAACTAACAGCAACCATTACGGTTCCTGTCCATTGATCCGTTTTGGTTCTCATCGCCCCTGCACCAATACTAAGCTTACCAAAATGTCGTTGGACCATTGGTCCCACTCCACTTAAGTTGTCTGTCGGTGCTATCGCACCCAGTGTCCATTTTGGGTGTTTAGTGATGGTTGTACTTTCGATTGGGATATCGGTAGCTGAGATGATTTGGCCATCATTGGATTTGAAAATCATTCTGCTGCCATCATTCTGCTTAACCATACCCCAATCGATTGTCACAGGATCGCACTCTTCCTGAGTGGGTTTTATTTCCACTTTCCCTGCTCGTACCAGTGAGCCTTTAATTTCTTTGGCGGCTATTTGGATTGGAGCAGGGGGTGGAACATTGATGTCGAGACGTTCTGCTATAAGAGCACCACTTGGTAGCTCATACGATGGAGCAGGTCGTTCAACAAGTTGTTGTGGTGAGGGCTTCAAGTTGTAGCCAATAATCATTCCAACAACAAGACAAACCAATCCCACAAAGATGTGAGATCGATATGCAGCCATTACAGTAATCATGTGTAGTCTCCAGGAGGCTTACCATCTTTGATCTTTTGCAAGTACCTAGCACTATCATGGTGAAACCGCTCTGATGCTACAGCTTTTACTTCCTGTGCTGCAATCTCGTGTGTACGATGATAATCAATATGTGTTTGTAAAGCAGTGCTCACATTGATTGTAGGACGTTTGAGCAACAGCATCCGAATTGGACCGGCTTCAGGAATTTTGTTTGCCCATACGGCAATTTGATCCAGCAATTCATCTGACGTTGTTTGCTCACTCATAACTATTCCTAATCCAAGCACTGTTTACAACAAACCTAATTACTTCGCTGCACCAGTAGGCAGATTTACAATACCGCCTGCAGCAGTAAGGGGAACATATTCAGGTACATATGCACCATTCCATTTTTGAGCTTTGATCTTATCGATCTCAAGCTTTCGAAACTGAATTTCAGTTTCCAAGTTCTGAGCAATCAAACGATTGTAATCGCTGATACCTTGACCTTCAGCTCGTTTGGCCTCTGCTCGAAGAATAGCAGCTTGCTTATCACCTTCAGCAGTTGCAACCAAAGCTTTTGCTTGTGCTTCCGCGGTGATTGCCAGTGCTCGTTGAGTTTGTTCAACTTTGTCAGCATCAGCTCGTGCTTTTGCTACTTGCTGTTGAGCATTCATGGTGGCTTTGATCTGATTGTCAAAGTCTTCAGACCAATCCCAATTTGTGAGATTAACCTGTGTCACGGTTACAGGAAAATCAGCTAACTTTATTGAAGCAGCAGTTTTTGCATCAGCAGCGATCTTGCCACTAGATTTTGCCAAATCGAAGATTGTGTATTTACCAATCTCTGCTTTCAACGCCTCGTATGTAGTGCTATTCACTAACGTTTCGAGTGTTGAACGATTTGGATACTTAGTTACTAGCAAATGGACTTTTGAAGTATCGTAAGTCCAAGCCACTTTGGCTTCAACGCCAATAGTTTGATTGTCTGCAGATACAGCACCCTTTGCACCTACATCGATAACAACATCGTTAGCTCGAGGCTGATTCGATACTGTTTCGAAACGTGATACTAAGGGGGCTTTAAATTGCACACCAGGACCATAATCCTGTGCACTAACTTCACCCAACGTAACTTTCACACCACGTTCATCAGGACTGATAACCTCGAAGCTGCCGAATACCGCAATCAATAAAATGATTGTTAAGACCAAATCTAGGATAATATTACCCAGTTTCAATTCGAGCTCAGGTCTACTGAAACGGTCTTTAGGTTCGGAGATATTGAAATATCGTTTCACAGAAGTTTCCTTTGTTATTAAATAAACTGTTAAAACAGTTTGTTGAAGTTGAATCGGTAGCCCACTTCGATCATGTCGATGTAGTCTTCCGGTTTATTGTTTACCGGCCAGCCAGTACTCAAATGTGAGACATGGCTGTAGCTCACAAAGACGCCATCGTCTTTCGGTATCCATGTGAAAGTGAATCGAACAGTGTCTTTTGGACCTGCGAATCCACCGTCCTCACCTGGATGAGTCCAAGGTGCATCTTTCGTGACGTTGTAACCAACGGCAGCGTCGAATAGAAAGTCAGCGTGAGCAGCAGGCACAGCTGCAGTAAGAGACAATGCAGCCATTGCTGCTAATGTGAATGCTTTGATCATGATAATCTCCGTGATGGTTAAAGGTTCATAAAACAACCACCCACCATCAGCTAGTAGATCTCAACAACAATACAAAGCCCCACAGAAATACACTTAGTCGTAACACCAGAATGATTGCTTCCATTCTCGAAGACGTATTACGTGTAACGGGAAAGTCTCCTTGACTAAATGTAAGAATTGAAGCAACAATTTTGAGTGCAACAAAAAGTGTTATGACTAAAACAAAAGTATTCATGGTAGTTCTACTAAATTGATTTTAGCCTCAGTTGCTAAAACTCTTACTTTGGTGAATGCCTCACCCCAACGAGATTCTTGATCAGCTGTAGCCTTGGGGAATACAACACGTTTGATTTGTGATTGGATTACATGCACAAAGCAACGATCACACGGCATGAATGAAGTGTATAGAGTGCATTTAGATAAGTTCTCTCTAGCAGTGATGATAGCATTCATCTCTGCATGGATGATCAATCCATACTTGGTTGGACGATCATTCAATCGTTCATCGGTATCTTCAATACCTCTAGGAAATCCATTAAAACCAGCACTGACAATCGTACGATCTCGACGAACAATAAGTGCTCCAACTTGTGTACTTGGATCTTTAGATTTCAAAGCAACAGTGGCTGCTAATTTGATAAACCACTCATCCCAACTTAACTTGCTCACGGTAGATTTCCCAAAGATTTGTATATGGACGATCAATGAAAGAAGCATATGCAATGCAGTTGGCTGTACCGCCTGGGCTTCCATCCCACATTGCTAGAAGAGAAGTGCAATCATCAACCATACGACGATTACGATGTTGCATTGCTGCGTTGGTGAATCCGCCTTCTGAGCATACTTCTACTTTATCTGCTCTACGAAGCAGTTCTTGATAATAGAGACGTGTAGCTTGAGGCCATACTTGTTCTTGACCTATAAAAGGAATGTAGGCCCACAAGGGAATTTTCATATTGATGGCACATTGAGCAATCGCCATGTCCCATCCTTGAGCCATACCGCTAATAATCACATCTGGTTTAAGTTCTGCGATAGCTGTAGTAGCGATACGATGAAGCCTCATGGTGGCTTTCATTTCATAACCACCAAGCTTGTTGGGACGATGCCCTGTGCCGGCGATGATCATTAAATTCCCTCGCAATCACTGTCAGTTGTGCATTGACCTTCATGCACTTTTTTGACAATGATAATTATATGAGAATCACTCCATTCCTTTGCAGCGGTACTTAGTAAGTATCCGGTATAAATAATAAGTGCGTAATAGAATACTGCAATCACAATCCATTGATATTCAAACCACAGTTTGATTAGAGACAATAGTCTATTACGCATAGTGATTACTCACTCCATTTAGAAACGAGGCTGTGGAGACGGAATTGGAGGTGCAGCCCTGTTGTTGAGAATGCTTTTACTAATCAAATACTCGGTAATCGATGAACCTTCAGCTAAACCGATTTTAAGAACATCTCTAATTTGTCTGATTACGCCAATCTTATCGCCGTGATAGTACGTAGCATTCAACTGTTGAAGTACATCTTCAGGAATGAAGATAGTTTTCGACAAAATAGGAACATCATTTGGAGTGATGTCAATACCTGGTTCAGGAGCTTCACTCATGAGCTCTAAAGCAACTTCTGGATATCGTTGAATAAAAATTAGTGCGATATCAACCAACTGTTTCGCACTAGCTTCACGAATGAATCGAACAACCTTCAGATCCACAGGATTCTCCTAGTATCAATTGATCGTTAATCAGATTGCTCGCAGCTGACCATTAACACGTTCATACAATCGAATGTTGTAGCGTCCATCAAAGGTGTTGCTGACATACTCTTCCTTTTCCTTAAGGAAACGAGCCCTATCGGTGCCTACATCAATGACTGAACCATTGACGTGTTGCAGGAAATAAATCGGACGACCGAATTTCACTGCATTTTGAATGCCCATAGCTTCAGCTTCATCAGTGCTGGCAATTCGCTTCTCAACTTTGGTTGACATTTGATCCTCTACTAGTTAATGACAAAAAACACCACCCACACTAAGATAGGACATCCCTGTTAAGGAGCCGACATGGCTAATATTGAAGTAATTGATCAGGTCACCGTCATTGAAGCGACGGATGAGTCGATCCTTATCGAGATTGGCGGTACGTTTATTGGTGGCTTGACAGGTACTTTAACTGTTGGTCCAGGCTTAACAGGAGGTGGTTCATTAAATGAACCAGTGACTGTTGCCTTATCTGATATGACTATTGCATCACTTGGTTTAGCTAATACAGCACTACAGCCAGGTGGCAATGTTAGTTCATTAATTGATGATGTGGGATTGGTTACTGATGAAGCATTCTTCGAAGTGCTTGATGCACTAGATGTGATGTATCAACCCAAACATCCCACACTAACTTCTTTAAGTAATCAAGATACCTTTGGTATTCCTGCTTTAATTGGTGGCAACAATGTCGCCATTCGTACTATTACAGGTCAAGCTACTCAAATCACCATTACCAATGGTAATGGAAAGGTAGGTGATATCAATATTGCTTTAGCAGCTGAAGTTATAGCTTCACTTGCTAAAGCTGATACTGCTTTACAACCTGGAGAAGTAGCTTCTACAGAGTTACAAACAACTGCTCTACCTGCGGGAGCAACACATAATCTTAGTATCACAGCAGATGTTGGTTTTCTTGATTTGAACGCTTCTTCAGGAGCTTCTAATGTCACTGGCATTGAAGCTGGATATGATGGACAAATCATTACTGTTACATCACGTAATGCTTCTAATAACGTTACTCTCAACCGTTTAAATACTGGATCATTAGCAGCAAACCGAATTCGTTTATCTTCTGATGTTACGTTATTTCAAGATCAGGGAATTTCTCTTCGTTATTCGACTGCTCTTTCATTGTGGATACCAATGTCATGAAAAAGATTGTACTTAGTCTTATGTTTGCAATGCTGCCATTTCTGGCAGTGGGTGATACATTCACTCGTTTCACTCCAGCTACAGGAATCTTGGTAGGTAATAGCAATTCACCAACTACTACCGCGGCTACATCTGCGAATGTCATTAGCTTATGGAGTGGTACATGTAATGCATCAACTTTATTGAAAGGTGATGGATCATGTGGAACTGTCTCTAATGGTGTTACAAGCGTTGGTCTTACTGTACCCAGTGGACTTAGTGTTACTGGTTCTCCTATCACTAGCACAGGTACGTTTGGTATCACTACAAGTTTGAGTGGTCCTCTTCGTGGCACTGGTTCTGGTTTTGCTACAGCAGCAAGCTCAGACATTATTAGCCTTTGGTCAGGCACTTGTAACAGCACGACATTTATGCGTGCTGATGGAAGCTGTCAGGCTATTAGTGGTGGAAGTGGCGGTACTGTAACTAGTGTCGGATTGTCGATGCCTTCAGGATTTTCTGTCACCAGTTCACCTATCACTACATCTGGGACACTCACTGTTAGCACTACATTAAATGGTGTTCTTCGAGGCACCGGTACAGGTTTCACCACAGCCTCTTCATCTAACATTATTGGCTTGTGGTCTGGTACTTGTAATAGCAGTACATTTCTTGCTGGTGATGGTAGCTGTACATCTATCAGTGGAACCACTGCAGCCAATCCTACTGCAACGATTGGTGCTACCGCGGTAAATGGTACAGCTACTACTTATATGCGTAGTGATGCAGCTCCTGCATTACCTGCTACGTTACCTGCATTATCTGGTGCCAATCTTACTAGCTTGAATGCTAGTAATATTTCTTCAGGTACTCTACCTGTTGCACGAGGTGGTACAGGTGTTACAATGAGCACTGGTTCAGGTAGTGTGGTTCTTTCTACATCACCAACATTTACAGGCACCACTACATTAGATACTGTGAATTCTTCAGGCATTATCACTACCACTGGTTCAGGATTTTTTGTTGCAAAAGGACAAGCAAGTGCTTATCCAACTGGCTCAGGTAATATGATAATGGATTATGTAGCTTCTCCTGGTTATGGACGAATTGATGCTACAAACGGAAGCAGTTCTCCTACTGAGCTAAGACTTCAATCAAATGGTGGATCTGCCACTGTTGCAGGATCTGAAATCTGTCGTCAAAACGGAGTGGGATGTCCACAAAGATTTGCGTATGCAGATATCTTTGCTAACAGCGGTGGATGTTCTGTGCAAACTGGAGTAGCAAATTCGAATATTGCTTCTTGTAGTCGATCTAGCTTAGGTAATTTTACAGTTGGTTTCTCTGCAGGAGCTTTCACCAGTAACTCTCCTTTTTGTGTAGTGAATACACAAGTTGGTTCTTATCAACCAACTGTTGCTGCTGGCCCTCCAGGAACAGTAGCATCTGTATCTACATATAATAATAGTGGTGGAGCAGCTGATACTTCTTTCAGAATCATGTGTATTGGATAAAAAAAAAGCCGCTCAGAAATGAGCGGCTTTTTCATTTGTGTTGAGGTTGTAAGAAATTACAAACACCATCAACTATCATAACAATGATGTTGAGTAGTGATAAACCCAACATCAACCATATCGGTAGATACATAATCAGTATTACCGTTAAAGCACAAATCAACAAAAATGTAATCATTCATGTTCCGTTCTAGCTATCGCATCGTTTATACGTTGAGTGAGTTCAATGTCAGACCAGCTGTAAATAAGATCTTCGATCTGCAGCTCGTCTTTTTCATTGTCCATTAGAAATGGGAGTTCTTCAAAAACTGTTTCATGTAGCATCACTGCTTCCTCGATGGAGGTGTACACATGCTTTACGCAGCAAATTGTTATTAAGTTCAACCTCATCAAACTTATTTTTGATGAGGTAATTGATTTCTCTATATCAACGTGGTTTCAACAACCACAAATTAAGATTCTTGCGAACGAGCTAATGCATCATTGATACGTTGAATAAGCTCAACGTTGGTCCAGCTATTCATTATGTCTTCGACATAACTTTGTCGAAGTTGTTGAGTTTCCTTACTAGACTCACCTATGATTTGTGGACCTTCATTGAGTACTTGATCGAACATCGAATCAAATAAGCCTGTCACGATCTACCTCCACATACTTTACAGTTTTTGGTAAGACAAAAATCTATTGAAGGACCAGTGAGTTTATTGGTTTCTTTGAAACGCATCTCCTCTTCGATTCTGAATACACCATCTACAGATGTTTGCAGTTCTTTCAGATGTTGTTCATTACGAACATCAACATATACATCTTGCCATTCATGGCTGGATTTAAAGAGAGCTTTGAAAGCAACTCGAATTAGTGATGTCTGTTCGACATACTCAAGTTCTTGGGCTTTAGCCCATGCTTGCGCTTCAACTATAGCTTCTTCTTTAGTGTCATATCTGCTATGGCCTGTTTGCCACGGCTCTGTCTCGCCTTCAGGATTACACCAATACATTACTGCGTACCAGGTAATGTATCCCTTGGCAGTCGAAATGTATGGTTTATGCCTTTCAATGCACATCAATATCTCCTATTAAGGTTTATATTAACCCCAATGCAAGGCAGTCCTTAGCTTTTACACTAAGGACTGCATTAATTAGCATATGAGGTAAGATGACTTGAGGACTTGAGCTTTAAGTGCACTTCTCTTTGACTCATCGTCATTGATTTTGCCTTCGTAGCCCAACTGCGTGAGTATCCACCACGCACTCTTCGAATAGGCCAGATCGGCCATTACTTCACGCACAATCTGAAATAGATCAGAGGCATCTGTTGCCCTCACTCGATAACAATCGTGAATAGGCTGAATGTACATGCTTGAAGTTGTATGACGGTTATACACTTCTTGTTGTAATTCCAATGGCACCAAATGTTGATTAGATTCATCAACATACTGAAGGAATTCAAAGGATAGAAATTGAGAACGTTGCCAACGCAGAATACTCTGCATTAAGGCAATGTCTTTTTCTCTAAGTACTTCGAATGGTGTTAATTGACTTGGTAAATACCATTGATGATTACAATTGGTGCGACGTAACACTTCACGTAACACCAATGCATCCAAGCTGTGAGTGACATTGGCTGTCAATCCTTTCGTAGCCACTTCAGCTTTACGATGCTCTATCCATTCCATATTCATTCCACCGATATCCATCGAGCAATTAATAGGCGTAGTGACGTCCATATTCACTTTGAAGCCATCCATCATGGTCCAACCGTAGAAATCTTTGAATTTCATACAGCTGGCAATGGCTTCTTTCAATGCCCAAGGTCCAGGCAGCATCTGTTGAGCAGCATTTACAAACTTGTCGTAGTCATCCCCGAATAAATTCAAAGGAGTGGCGACAGATTCATAGAAGCTAGTCATTAAAGCTTTCTTGACCTTTTCATATGGGTATTGGCTACCCATTTGATCTTGCACAGTTTTGTACGGATTACGGATGTCATACGTACCAAGATTCACAGCGAATGCACTTTGTGAGTCCTGTGCCATTAAGGCTAAACATTGAATACCACTGGCTGTGGCATCCAAGCTAATCAAATGATCAACTGGTAAGCCCCATGAAGCTCTATCGCATGCTTCTTGAGCTGATTTGTACAGGAAAGGCTCCTTAGCACCCTCCTGTAAAGTAGGATGGTTATGAGCCCACGCCAAACGTTCTGCCCATGAAGCTTTGTCAAGTCCGTAGCTACGAGCCATGTCCATTTCTAACCACTGACGTGGGGTGAAATTCATGATCAATCTCCAATGACGTAAGGTAGTGAACGGATTAGTGATTTCTGAAAATCAGTTCCTTGATACGTGAGGATGTGCCCTTTCGGGTATATCCGACCACGAAAATCAAAGAAGTGACCGAGATGAAATACATCTCCTGGCTTCAGCGTCATACGCATCCATTGCAACTGGAAGTCGCGATTGATGTGCACGCTGCTCTCATAGTTGAAATCAGCACCAACAACATGTTCCATGTTATTGAGAATGCTGAGAATTGGATCATCAGTGTCTTCAGGTTGGCTCAATGGAGTTTCATTAAACACAACCTGTTTTTCTCTAGCCCAAATGGCTTTGAGATCAGTGAATAGCTTTTTCTGGGTGAGCAAGCTTTCGAGTGCTGCAAGGAATCCAGGCTTCCTTGCGAATATCGGGAATAGCTCAACTAATGAGCATCGACCGCGGACATAAACATAATGAAAAATGTCCTGACCTATACCTTCAGCAATAGCAGGACTTGTTTGAGCATCAATTCGAAGGTGTTCCACGATTCTCTCCTGGAATAAAACGAGGCATGTTGCGCGTATGATCCCAGCCACATAATTTGTGGCCTATTTCACCTACCTTGGTGCAATTACAACGATCCAAATCATCTTGTTCTGGAGCACAGCCTACGGCTGCTTCAAACTTTTCAGCTGTAATCATTGGTTATCCCTCAATAAAAACCGAAGCCTCCGAAGTGGAGGCTTTGGGCTTTACTTGAATAACCTGTTCATTTAAGGATGACGTAGCCTAAGTAAAGAGCCATTGTCATGGCCCATAAACCGCCAACGATGATGCCAATACGAACTTGTTGCTGAAGCGTAAGACCACGCTTGCGCTTGATTGGATAGTGAGTGCCAACGAGTGAGCTGCGCCATTCATTAGGAGCAACACGTCGAGCGTCTTGATAAGGCATGAATGTTCTCCGAACAACTTTAATGAGACTGGAGCCCACCATTACGGTGAGCCCCAGAGCTAAATTGAGTGAATTAGACCTGCGGCGTTGCCAGCGTGGCCTTCATTGCAGCCAGCGCAGAGCTGAGTGCAGATGGAGCACGACGGCTGAAAGTGAGACCACTGACAGTGATTGGCTTATCGCCATTCAATGTCAGCAACTCGTTCACTTCTTTTGCCTGGGATTCATGCAAACCCCATTCGTTGATGGTGAAGTCACCGGCTTTGATATCGATGCCGTAAGTGACACGTTTAGCATTCGGCTTGCCAGCCTGTTCGACGATAGACATTAAGTATCTCCTGAGTTGCAACTGAGTTGTGATGCAGGACGCATCGAACAGCAGTGATGGAATGTGATAAGTCAAGACTAAATACTTGTGACTTACTTACAGAGTCCTCACCGCTGGTCGATAAGCCCTTGGGTTATCTTATGTAGGAAAGGCCAGCTTATTCAGCTGGCAATTCCAATGTGATGGAGTCGTACTGCTGCTTCAGTACAGCGTCACCGCTGAGCTGATCAGCAATGTCCTTATAGACATGTGCAACTTCCATCTTTACTTGCTTAGGACGAATGAGCTTAGCTTTCTGCAATTGGATGCTGTTCTCGAGACGAACACGCTGCGAGAAGCCATTGATAAGTTCACGAAACATGTGAGTCTCCATAGGTTGATGATGGGCAAAGGTAATAGTGCTGATGGCCCATAGCTATTACTGGGAGCCTGACAGTGCCCACTAGCCGCGTAGCGGCGTGTAAGGTGTATGGGGGGGGTGTATTTAGTTAACACAGTCCCCAACACCAAAAGACATCTCACATTAAATTTTAAGCTCAATAATTATTTCATTAAGCTTAAAAATATCTGGGTTCTTAGTCTTACTGCAGGAGGGGAGCGTAACGTCAACTTTGTGACGTTAGCGAGGGAACCTGTTGCGGTTCCCTATGAAGACGAGGTGGTAACAGTCTTGTGGCTGCTGCTCTTGTGGGGAGGTTCTCAAGGAGGGGTTTTCTTGTCAATACTGTTCTTTTATACAGCAAGTAAATTCTGGGTATAGTAACGAAGGAGAGAGTCCGCTACTCTCACACTTCTTTAAGACAAAGGAACACTTTAATGTACCTACCAGATAAACTCATTGGACTTGGACGTAAGTCACTTTCTTTGAACGATAAGTTTGGAGATGTGATTGCTGGTATTCAGCCTTCATATGAGTATGCTTTTGGAAGTAGTGCAATTGCTGCACACAGTAAGGCAGTGGCTGTTCGTAACATCGATCAGATGGCTGAGCACTTTAATCCATTTCAGTCGTTTGCTCGAACCACAATTATCAACTCCGAGATGCAGCATTATCAGGACTTCAATTCGGACAATCATGGCTTTCAAGCTGATCGACTTGATATCTGGGGTAGGCTTCCTGGTGGGTCGTGGGATACACAGACGACGCAGGGTGGTGCCACTCCAATTAACTTGAACGGTACTCCTACGGCCATTGCTGCTCTTGGTTTAACTACTACAGCTGGAAAGCGAGTTGGTCAGCTGGTGGGTGTGCAGTTCAAAGGTACCTACTACATTTCTGCGATAGTGGATGATGTTTCTATTACCTTGACGCAGTTGGGTGGTTCGCCTACTACGGCACAAACTGGCAACATGATTATGTGGTTGCCGATCGATTCAGCACCATTGTCGGTTGCTCTTGCTGGTGGCGCACAAACTATGACGTTTGCAGCATTGCCTCCGGGTGCTGTCGTAGGTGCTTCTATTGGTTATGCAACATCAACGGCACCGCGGAATGCTAACAACGATTATCGAATTGCTTCAATTTTGGGCAACACGATTACGTTGAACAGAGCTACCAACTTCGGAAATCTAGCCAGCGGTACGCGCATTATCTTTAGTCCGCTGATTACATCTGGGCAGATTTGGACCCAGCGAATGTATGACCTTACGAATCCACAGGGATTCTTTGCAATCGATGCAGAGTTGGAGCTGTATCAAGGTGCAACCATTGTTGACACTCGATTGATGAATGTGGCCAACACTTTCAATGCAATGGACCCAACAGTTCCGATGGGTGCATGGCCTTCGTTCTGGATCTATGGCGGTGACTTCTATGGCGATGGAGGGGGTCAGCATAGTTTGAACAGTTCGGAAGTGGACGTGTTCGAAAACTACTATTCCACTACGATTGGTCCTCGTAGTTTGGTGATGAACAATGCCAATGGTGGTACTGCAACGCTGTTCAGTAAAAATAATGCGGGATGGAGTGCATCATCCGGTGTTTATCTGAAGAGTACGCCAATCACTGGCCCACGACGCTTCTCACTTGTGATGGCTAATGGTCGTACCTATCGATATGTTGATAGTGAGCTGATCAAGATGGATAGGTTTGAGTGGGTATCTCAGGCGCCAGTGCAGATCGGACTCAACCTTGCATGTGCAACTATCGCAACTGGTAACGGTGGAGCCAACTTGGGTATTCCCCGTGGACCTGGGTCATTCACTGGTATGCGATTGGGTGTGAAAAATCTGAAGATCTGGCATAGCGCTGACTGATGTAGGAAAGGTGAGGTTCAAGGATGGGCCTCACCCCCTCTAATAGCTTAATGAAATCTGCACTAGAATCGATAAGGATAATAATGTAGCCTCATAACTCATCAACATAAGTGAGGTGGGTTATGTCTGGTAATAAGATGACGATTGCTAAGATCAAGAAACTGAATCGTTCGATTGAAGTTCCAGTGCCGGTGGCGACTAGTCGAAATTTGTCAGTGGCAGATCATGGCAAGATTTTGGATGTCACCGCGGCGCTAACTTTGACGCTTCCGCAGGATATGCCAGTTGGCTTTAGATGTGCCTTTATTGCTCCATCGGGTGTCAACCTAACTATTGCTCGAGCAGGTACAATGACCTTGAATGGTGCAGGTACGAGCCTAACCCGTGCTCGCGCAGGTAATCCAGCATTGGTTGATTTGGTTGTTCGTGCTGCTAACACTGCTCTCGTCAGTGGCGCGTAAGCAACAAGTGTTGGTGCATGCCAACATAGGCGAGGTTCCAGAAATGGGCCTCGCCTTTTCTTTTAGCTTAATGTAATCTCAACACACCTTAATACTAGTGAGTTTGCTATGAGCACTGAAACCCCTGATCAAGCTGCCGTAAGACTAAAGTGTGATGCGCCGAGAGTTAGTCAAGCTGACTTAGAAGCCAACATCATTCATGAAGAGATTGTTAAGCATGTGACACACAGCGGACAGGTGTTACGTTGGTGCATACTCACAACTCGTAGTGGTTTTGCAGTGACAGGTGAACCGTCAGCTTCGGTTAGCAAAGAGAATGATCGAGCTGAACTAGGTGAAAAGTACGCTCGCGAAAATGCAGTTAAGAAACTCTGGCCTTTGATGGCTTATGCTCTGAAGGAAAAATTGTCATGAATTTAAAACAGTTGGCTTTCGTTGAGCTGTTGGCTAAATGGGCCAAAGGTAATTTGGTTGATGCAAGTTATGCCGTAATTGGTAAAGAACTTGGTGTCACTCCAGTAGCTGCTTTCCTTCGAACTAAAACTTTGGAGAAACATGGATGGGTGAAGAGAAAAGAAGGTAAGTTATATTTACATCCAAAGTTTACGAAAGGTAATCAGGAGGAATGGGATGCTATCGCACCAACAGCTCAGGAATGAGGGATATACACACAAGGGTTGGTTCGGGATTTGCCCAGTGTATCTGGGCGATCTCGATCAAGAATATTGCGTAAAAGTAGCTCCACGATGGTGGGCAGTTGTGCCTTTGTTTACTCTTAGTGAATGGTGGCAAGGTGCGATTATTTATATTCGCACTTGGGCATATCCAGAATACATCCCTTCATGGGAATTCAAATTGACGGGTGAGCTTGATGGTCAGTAATGAACAACTGGTGTTGGCTCTCGGTAGTAAGCGTAGTTGGGCAACGGATGATTTGCTCAATACGCTCAACAGCATTGATATGGATGGTGCTGATTTTGTCCGAGAGAACTGGCTTACTCATTCTGCAGTGTTGAGAGAAGGAAACCATACGCTTGATAGCTATACCACCGCGGTAAAGTATGTAAGCTTGAAGCAGATGGGGCACACCAACCAATCGGCTTACAGCATTGCTTTGGCTGATCGCTATCAGCGTATGGTTGCTGAAGGAATGGATGAAAAGCGGATGAGTTCCAACATCGCCGCTTATCATAAAGGTGCTTTGGTTCAGCGGATTCTGTCTCAGAGCACCATTCCTTTGTACATGCTGTATCAGGATGAAGCACACAAAGCTATCAAGACATTGGTTCAAATCATGACTGAGCCAGATGCCAGCTTCAAAACAAGAGCAGAGGCAGCAGACAAACTACTCACTCACATTAAGCGACCAGAAGCTGCAAAGATCGAATTGGATGTGACGCATAAACAAGCAGATGGAATGCAAGAGCTTCAGGTAATGATGCGTGAAGTTGCTGCAAGACAGCTTAATGCAATTGCCAATGGCGGTAATGTAAGAGATGTTGCTAACCTACCATTGAATCAAAGAGAACCTTTGTTAATTGATGTAACGCCAAACGAAGAGGCTTGATATGAACATGATTCTAAAGTACCACCTCACTGAAATGCTTACGGGTATTTCGGGGACAATCGGCGCACTTGCCGTAGGTGGCGTTGTTTCATCGGAAACTGCAGCTAAGCTTACTGTGGTTGTGGCGATTCTTGGCGTTTGGCGAGGGATTATCGAATCCGTTGCGAAAGAAGACCGTACCCCATGATTATCTGGTGTACGGTTTACGCCAAGCTCACCCCCGTGTTAGTTTTGACTACTGTTCCATTTGCTTTGTGGGTTTACCTCAATGCTTAATCGTCGCAAATTTTTGCATGGCGTTGGTGCTGCAGGTTTGTCGTTGCCTTTGGCAGCTACTGCCGGCCTGATTACACAGTCGGGTTCACGTTTCTTTGGCACTGTTCCTCCGCCGTCAGGAGGTAGTGGTCCTGCACTCGGACATGCAGGTGTGAATTTGTCTGCAGGCAGCAATCCACCGGCTACTGCAAGCACGATTATTATCGATTCGCGTATGAATCCGTCCACGTATACGAATGCGATCCGGCTACAAACATTCGGGACGATTGTTCGTATGCCAACTGCTACCTATCGTGCGGGCGAAGGCTACTATGGACAAGGTTGCTTACGTCTTGTGCCAGGTAATCTTGATCAAGGTGGTCCTGCTGAGCATTGGTGTGGTATTGGGCAAATTGTGAATTTGGATGCAGTTGCACCTGGTGGTGCAAACACAGCATTCACTATCGGTGCTCTTGTTAAATTTGGCTCGAGTTGGTGGACCACAGGACAATTGGGCAAGTCAATTATTGTTAATCGTCATAACGCCACTCGACTTGAATCAACTGCACCGCAAGGCGATAACACTCGACCTATGCTCATGCCCCGCGGTACTGTAGAAACCACACATGGTCCATGTGACGGTACGATTGGTAACTACAGCACTGATCCAAACGACACCGATGGATTTAATGAAGGTGCAAAATTAGGTGTTGATCAACGCACCCATACAGGTATCTGGCAGTGGATTCAACTTGAAGTAAACCTGCTGTCACCGGGTAGTCCAGTTGGACCTGGACAATCTCGTTGTAAAGTTTGGACCGAAACAGGTGATTATGCTGGCTCACCTACTTTGGCTAAACATTTACGTGAATCTCAAGGTGGTTCATGTGACGTTATTGACGGTATGTGGGGTTGGTGTGGATCATTCGCTTCGATTGATTCCAACTACTACATGGATTTGGAATACTTAGAAATTCGCGTTGGTCAGGATACTGGCTTGACGCCTCCAACCGGCTTTCCAGGCTCTGCACGGTGAACCATGCGTAAAATATTTGGCTTACTTCTAACTCTCTTTGCTCTGCCATCACTGGCGGATATTGCGTTCACTGTTGCCGCCACACCTCAAGGTAATGGCGGTAATACAACGTTATCTACAACTATCAATCCAACAGGCTCTAATCGAGCTGTGTTAATTGCAGTGTATGGTGATGGGCAAACTGTCGCTCCCACTGTTACTTATGGTGGTTTAACACCTACACTAGTACAAACTGGACTTGGATCTGGAGTGGCAGTGTTATGGGTGTATCAAATACTTCCTGCTAGTACAGGTTCACAAACAATTGATGTCACGTTTGCAGCTACTTCGCCACGTAATGCTTTGGCTGCTATTGCTTATAGTGGTGTTGATCAAACCACCCCAATTGGTACAGCTATCACTTTAACTGATGCAAGTCCAGGAACTACACATACAATTACACCAACAACAGTTGTAGGACAAACAGTAGTAGATATTCAAATGGCTCCTACTACTAACTTAACTGTAGATGGCACGCAAACTGCCCGTGTCGATTTTGATGATTTGGCTGGTACCTTCCGATCACTTGGTATGTCGGATAAATTGGCCACAACTACGAGTACGGCGATGACTTGGACGAGTGCAGATAGTGGTCGTTCAACCATGATAGCCGTACCTTTGAATGCTGCCACGGGTGGCGGCGCCTCTGCTGTACCTGTAATCTATCAACACCTTCGTAACAACGGGAAACGCTAATGAAGACTCGTGCCTTATTCCTCTTGCTTGTCTCTGTACTGACGTACATTGGCGGTATGCCCGCGCAAGCGGCCTTAATTGTTGCACAAAACACTTCACCCGTAATCAAAATCGGCCCGTTCGTCGATTCGACCGGGGCGTTGCAAACCGGGTTGACGATTAACGCAACGGATGTGCGACTGTCTAAAAATGGTGCAACTGGTTCAGCTAAAAATAGCGGTGCCTGTACGCATGATTCCAACTTTTCTGGTTACTACACCTGTACGTTCAACACTGTAGATACAGCAACAGTTGGTCCGCTTCAGATTTCTGTGGCTGTATCTGGAGCTCTGCCTGTTTATGAAGAACTACAGGTTCTGTCTGGCAATGCTTATAACGCACTCTACAGTTCTACTGCAGATAGCTTGCCAGCAATCGGTGGCGCTGTTCCTAAATTAGGCATCACTGATTCAGGCACTGCACAGTCAGTTACTAGCACTACTATTCAATTAGCATCAGCTGCAACCTTTGGTGATAGCACTCCAGTTGGTCAAACTGTCTTGGCCTGCAGCAGCACTCTTGGTTACTGCCAAGCTGGTGTGATTGGTTCATATGTTGGCAGCACTGATACAGCTACCTTAGCAAACAGTGCAACTTGGCCTGTCACTCCTACTGGTACGATCACCTACTACATGTTTGGTACAGCTCCTGCCTCTGGTTCTGGCGGAAGTTTGACTGCTGGAGATGTGTGGGCATACAGCGGTGGTCGAACTGTTACGGGTGTTTCTGGCAGTGTTACTGGCTCTGTCGCAAGTGTTACAGGTGCAGTTGGTAGTGTGACTGGTAACGTTGGTGGCAATGTCACCGGTTCCGTTGGAAGTATTGCTACAGGTGGTATCACTGCAGCTTCTATTGCTACTGATGCAATCACTTCTGCAAAGATTGCGAACGATGCAATTGGTGCAACTGAAATTGCAGACGGTGCTATCGATGCTGCAACGTTTGCTTCTGGAGCCATTACGGCAGCAGCTATTGCAACGGACGCTATTGGTGCAGCTGAACTAGCATCTGATGCCGGTACTGAGATCGGTACTGCTACTTGGGCAACTACCACTCGTGCACTTACTGCATCGATTGACCCAACTGCAGCAGGTATTGCTGATGCGGTTTGGGATGAATTGATGAGCGGTCATGTTATATCTGGGTCTGCTGGTGCTCAACTCACTTCAGCTTCTGCAGGTGGTGGCGGTGGATTAGATGCATCTGGTGTTCGAGCAGCGATTGGTTTGGCCTCAGCTAACTTAGACACTCAGCTTGCGGCACGAAGTGCATCGTTGGTTGCCGACGCCGTGTGGGATGAAGCTCGTACTGGCCATACCACTGCTGGAACGTTTGGTAACTACTTGGATGCATCTATCTCTGGTGTTTCTACCGGTGGTGTCTCGGCTAGTGCCATCGCAGATGCTGTTTGGGATGAGGCATTAAGCGGTCATGCTACAGCTGGTAGTGCTGGTGCTGGTCTTACCGCGGCATCGTCTGGTAGTGGTGGTTCGTCCGATTGGACAGTGGATGAAAAGACGGCAATTCGTGCCATCCTTGGTATCCCGTCCAGTGGCACCACTCCAAATACGCCGAGCAGCGGTGTGCTCAACACAATCAATGTCAAAGTTGATGACCTGCCGACAAATGCCGAAATGGTTAACTTGGTCCGATCCATTGTGGTTGAAGATCAAGGTGCAACTGCCAGTGTTGGATGTGTGAATGCCGTAGCCCTTGCTGTTCTTGCTGGCCGTGCTAGTGTCTCTGGTAATACAGTGACCTATCGTGATCCTAGCAACAACGAGATTCGTGCTGTAATTCAGCATGATCAGCTGGGTAATCGTACGGCGTCCTCCATCACTTGTCCGACGTACTAATATGGCAACCTTTCCAGTTGGGTATTATCCGCCTGGCTTCTTCTCCCCCGGATATTTTTCCGGGGGAGTTGAAGAAGATCCAATAATTCCAGATCCTAACGGGAGTGGTAGTCACTTTCCTGCTGGCTTTTTTCCTGAAGGGATGTTTCCTGTTGGCTTCTTCCCTGGCGGTGTTCAGTCAGTAGTTGGATTTAGTTTGGCTGAGTTCTTAACAAACCTGTACAACGATGAGTTGTCAGATTTGTATATCGGTAATCAAAATTATCCTGAAGAAGCTCGTCCAAAATTGCTTCCAATCATCAATACAGCAATGCTTCAGGCATATGCCAAGTATCGAGTGATTGTTGCCATAGAAGCAGTGGAGTTGACGAGAGGTGTGGTTGTTTATTCACTTCAAGCTGAGAACGTCTTAGCTGTTTTGGATGTGACAAACAGCTACGGTCGAAGTTTAGCAACTGATGAAGTACGAATCCTTGGTACCAGTCTTACTTTCCCATGTCCGAGAGAGACAACGGTGCATGTGGAATATAAGTTGAAGCCAACTAAGTTTGTTGAGGATCAAAACGATGAGGAAGTGGGATTGATTCTTCCAACTCTATTGGTTCCTTGGTTGAGTAGTTGGGTTGCTCATCGGGTATATCGAGCTCGTAAAGATGAAGGTAGTTTGGCTAAAGCAGCTGAATTACTGACAGCAGCTAACGAATACGAGATGATTTACCAACAAACAAACACGACGAATGAATTTACGTCATGTGGTAATAACAGTTTCTGTGCCAAGGGGTTTGTGTAATGGTCCCTCTACAGATCCGATTTGATGGCCAACCCAATGAAAATGGTGCGGCCATCCTTCGCTTTCCAAAGCTGAACGAGGGTGCTCCTTACTCGTTTGGCTTACGTGTTCGTTTTGAAAATGAAACCTACCGTCAATGGGATGCACCTAACATTCGTTGGCGTATCAAACTACGTCCTGGCGATAGACATGAATTGATGACCTTAACCAAAGCCAACGGTAATTTTACAGTTGAAGGTGACAGGCTAAATTTTATTATCAAAGCTGCTGATTGGCAGGGTGTGAAAATTCCAAAGAGCACTAACCATCTTGAGATGGATTATCCCTTTGCTCACGTCGTAGAATTCCTGAATACTCAGGGTGAAGTTATTGAGCGATTTGCTCAAGGCAGTGGTTTCATTACCTCTGATCTGGAATTCTAATGTCGAATATCATTCTTTTCGACGAAGAACAAAATATCGTCGAGATTCAATATGAAGGCGTTAATGCTCAGCTTTTAGCTGAGCTAGATGTGCGTTTAACAGATTTAGAAAGTCAGACTGCTATTGATTACTATTTACTAAATCTTGAATTAAATGCACTGCAAACTACAGTTCATAATTTAGCTCTATTACTTCAGCAAAATTACGACGATATTCAAAAAGAAATTCACGATAGAGAAGATGCAGATAATCAATACGCAGAAGCTTTTGCATTACAAATTATTGCAGCTCAACAAGCTGCAGCTGATGCTATTCAAAACGAAGCTAACACTCGTGCTGCTGCTCTACTTGCTGAAGCTGCCGCCCGCGGTAGTGCTATTAGCACTCTTGAAACACAATTCAATACAGATATCAGCTCTCTAGCTTCAACTGTTGCAGGTATAGCAACTAATGTTGCTGGTAATACTGCATCCATTATTACAATTAACGATGCTTTATCTACTGAGACTGAAACTAGGGCCGCACAAATTGTAGCAATTCAAGCTGACTTTGAAACTGCAAGCGCAGCTGTACTTGAAGAAAGTGTTGCTCGAGCAGATGCCGATGAAGCGTTGTCTTCACGACTTGAAATTGTTGAAGTTGACTTTGATGGCGTATACGCAGCTATCAGTGCTGAAGCTACTGCTCGTGCATCTGCCGATAGTGCTCAATCTTCATTAATCACAGCTGCAACCGCTACAGCTAATGGTGCTGCAACTGCTGTAGTTACTGAACAAAGTGCTCGTATTGCGGCCGATGGATCTATCGAAGCTAAGTACACAATTAAAATCGATGTAAACGGTTCTGTTAGTGGCTATGGCTTGATTTCTACAAATAACGGTGCAGCACCTTCAAGTGAGTTTGTTGTTAGCGCCGGCGCATTCAAGGTGTTCAACGGCAGCACTGGTATTGCTCCGTTCAGCGTTTCAGGCGGCGTTACCTATCTTGATAATCTGGTAGTTCGATCAACTGTTCGTCAAGGCCAGACAGCTTTTGATACGGGTGCTGGATTTTGGTTAGGAGATAATGCCGGTACTCCAATGTTTTCTATTGGTAATTCTGGCGCAAATAAACTTACATGGGATGGATCACACTTAAATGTTGTCGGTGCAATCAATATCACTAATTCTGCAAATTCATTTACACCAAATTGGTCAGGATTTTCAGTAGCACCTACAGGTAATTTGTCATATCTAGATCTTGGTGCTGTTGTCATTCTGTGGGCAGAAAATTCAATCACGGGTACCTCAGATAGTGCTTCTATGAGTTTTACGGGTTTACCACTATCTATTCGCCCAAGTGGTGTTCGTAGCTTTGCCTCTCTAGTTATTGATAACGGAGGTGTTGTTTCAGGAGGTGGATTTATACAATTTGGTGGTGTTGTAGTTTTTCACAGAGTAACTGCTGCAGGACCATCACAACCTTACGGCGTTGGCCCTAATGCTATTGCATTCAGTACAGTTGGAAGTAAAGGCTTAGGAAGTGGATGGCTTGTTATTTACCCCAAATGATTTGGTAATCAACTATGACTATTTATAAAACTTATGAAAATTCTCGTGGATTGATTGCTAGTTATCATCGAGTGATGCAGCTAGTAATTACTGCAGATTGGATTGCAGCTACAATCCACAGTTGGCCAGCAAGAATCTATGACGAAGCTAAAGGCAACCTACCTATGTCTTCAATTATTGAAACTCTTACTGTACCGGCTACTGCATTGAGTACTGATCCTTTAATATCTGTACAACAGTGGTTAATCGACACTGAAACTAGCCCGCTGTTCGGTGGAGTGATGATTAACGATCCAGTTGCTCCAGCTAAAGAAGACTTGATCGAATCGACTGAAAATGAAAAGTCTATTTAAGCGCAGAGCATCATGCCTCAAACAATTGAAGACCTACTGAACTCAGTGGATTACTCGGGGTTGGGACGATACACCCCGAGTTTATTTGCATTACAGTTTGTTAATTTTATTAAGTTAGTTTCTGCAGAGACTCCTGAAGAGAATGAGTCTCCAGTCATTCACTTGATGATGTTGGATAAGCTGCCGACACAGAATCGTCGTGTCATCAATCTATGCTTTCGTGGTTCTGGTAAGACTAGTGTGTTCTCTGAATACCTGGTTCTCTATATTGCTGTATTCGGTGAGATTCCAGGTTTTGGTGATGTACCAGCCGGTATCTTTATTGGTAACTCAATGGACAAGGGTGTTGCTCAGCTTCGTAAGAATCTCGAGCTGAAATACAACAACAGCAAGTTTCTTCAGTATTGGATTCCTGAAGCCAAGTTTCGTGATGATCACTTCGTATTCGTTAATCGAAATAATCATCGTTTTGCTTTAACTATGTATGGTGCCCAGAGCTCTGTCCGCGGTAGTCGTGATGGTAACAACCGACCTGTTATTGCCATTCTGGATGACTTAATCAAAGACGATAGTGATGCTGCTTCACCAACGATCATGGCGAATATTCGTAACTTGATTACCAAGGAAATTCCTTTTGCACTTCATCCAACGAGACACAAGATCATTTGGAACGGTACGCCATTCAACAAGAATGATCCGTTGATTGAGGCTGTAGAAAGTGGTCACTGGGATGTGAACGTTTGGCCAGTATGTGAACAATGGCCCTGTACGAAGGAAGAATTCCGCGGTGCTTGGCCTGATCGCTTTACTTACGAATACTGTTTGGATGCTTCGAAAGATCCGATAGCGTTCGGACAAGAAATGATGCTCCAGATTACTAACGAAGAAAGTATGTTGGTTAAAACAACTGACATCTCTTGGGGTCCGATCCTCGTTCATCCGTCTCCGATGTTCAACTATTACATCACCACCGACTTTGCTACGAAGGCATCTATCAAGAATGACTTCTCGGTGTTATTCGTATGGGCTTATGACAACGATGGTAAATGGCGATGGATTAATGGTACTGTTAAGCGTCAAACGATGGATCAAAATATCAAGGACTTATTTGGTTACGTCATGCGGTATAAGCCCCTAGGCGTAACTATCGAGACTTCGGGACAGCAAGGAGGTTTTATTCCTTGGATTCAAGAAAAGATGCAAGAGTATCAACATTGGTTCAATGTAATTGAAACTCGACCAACCACAAACAAGTTGGCTTATTTCCAAATGGTTGTTCCATTACTCACCAATGGACAGGTCATTTTCCCAACTGAGTTGAAGGAAACCCCTGAACTGAAGGAGCTAATGCACGAAATCAGCCTAGCTACTCCCCAGGGCTTTAAGTCTAAGCATGATGATTGTCTTGATGGCACAAGTCGGCTTATGAACATTGTTCCAGTAAAGCCCGGCATCACGTATATTGAACAACAACAGGCGACTCCAGCTACCATGTGGGACACTAGACCACAACCTGAAGCTTCGCCCTTAACAAGCTATGTCGTTTGAGGTAATTCATGGATACGCCAGTAACTGACACCCCCTCGGCCTATATAGACCTGGGTAAAGCTACCGGTTGGGTTAACCCACCGGGTGCTGGCGATTTACAGGCTGATATTGATGCTGCTCGTCCATCCCAACAGGAGTTTGTAACTGTCCTAAAGGAGTGGATGGATTACCTTGAGACTAGGGGTGCTGGTGCAGCCCCTAAACGAAAGGGTCGATCTCAAGTTCAACCAAAGCTCATTAAGAAGCATGCTGAATGGCGTCACCCATCCATGAGTGAGCCATTCCTATCGTCTTCGAAGCTGTTTACGGTTAAACCACGGACATGGGAAGATACCAAGAGTGCAGTAGATTCTGAGCTTTTGCTGAACTATCAGTTCGAACGCTATATCGACAAGGTGAAATTTGTTGATGAGTATGTTCGTGTTGGTAATAACCAAGGAACAGTTGTTATTGAGGTGGGTTGGAAACGGGTAGTTGAGATGACACCAACTGAGGTGCCTACTATCTCTTTCTTTCAAATCACTGATCCAATGGACATGGAACAGTTGAAGGCTGATATTGGCTTGATGCGAAATCCGCTTGAGTTCAACAAACTTCCTGTTGAAAGAAAAGAAGCAGCTGACATGTCTATGCAACAGCAAGTTGCACTGATGGGTGTGGTCACTGCAATTGAAGTACAAATGGTTGAGAAGGTGGTTCAAAATCACCCAACTCTTACTATTGTCGATAACATGAACTTGTTCATCGATCCGACTTGCAATGGCAACATTCGTGAAGCTCGGTTTATTGGTTACTCTTTCGAAACTTCAAAGGGTGAGCTTCGTGCTGATGGTCGATACAAAAATATCGACATGATTACATCAAGTTCATCCGCAAATGCTGGTGAAGCTCAGCATGAAACAAATACGCCTAATACGTTTCAATTTAAGGATGAAGAACGTAAACGCTTTGTTGCCTACAAAATGTACTGTTTGTGGGACAAGGATAAAACTGGATATCTGCAACCAATCGTTGCTACTTGGGCAAATAGTGTTTTGCTTCAATTAGAAGACAGTCCATTCACTGATGGTGAATTTCCTTTCGTTGTGGTTCCTGTTAATCCCATTGTAAAGAAATGGTATGGCGAACCAGATGGTGCTTTACTAATCGAAAATCAAAAGACTGTCGGAGCTCTAACTCGCGGCATGATTGATTTGTTAGGTCGATCTGCTAATGGTCAGCAGGGTATGCCTAAACAGTTTCTTGATGCACCAAACCGAAAGAAATTTGATAATGGTGAGGACTACGAATACAACCCACAGATGGGCAATCCAGAACAGCTCATTGTCATGCATAAGTATCCTGAGATTCCTCAGAGTGCTTTGATATTGTTGCAAAGCCAAGCAGCTGAAGCTGAGAGTCAAACTGGTGTAAACACCTTTGGTGGTGGTGTTAATGCTGGTTCACTTGGTGATGTTGCCGCAGGTATCAAAGGTGCGTTGGCTGCATCCGCTAAACGTGAAATGTCTATCCTTCGTCGTTATGCCAATGGCATGGCTGCGATTGGTCGTAAGTTTCTCTCAATGTCAAAGGACTTTTTGACTGATGCTGAAATCATCCGAATCACAAACGAACAGTTTGTATCGATTACTCGCGAAGGTATCGATGGACAATATGACATCTCAGTTGAAGTGGCTTCAGCAGAAGAGGACAACCTCAAAGCTCAAGAACTCAGTTTCATGTTGCAAACAATCGGACCTTCTGTTGATTGGGGCATCACTCGAAAAGTGATGTCTGAAATTGCTCGCCTTCGAAAGATGCCTTTATTGGCTCATGAGATTGCTGAATATGAGCCACAGCCTGATCCATTAGCTGCAGCCGAAACTGAAGCTAAGGTTCGTAAATTAAACGCAGAGGCTGCTGCCGCGGAAGCTCAAGCATTAGCTGACCAAGCTCGAGCTCAATATTATTTGGCTCAGTCTCGTAAATTGGGTAGTGAAGCTGACCTAAATGACTTGGACTTCATTGAGCAGGAATCTGGTACGAAGCATGTTCGTAAGATGGCTGAACTGGAAGCACAGAGTGAAGCTAATCAGGACTTGGCAGTTACTAAGTCTCTGGTAGACAATGGCAATGTACCTGCTGCTATTGGCTTCAATCAACTCTCCAGATCCAGGGCGTAACTTGTGCATGAACCTGAAATGGCTGAATGCCGCCGACGAATAACGTTGGCGGCTTCTCTATACACCCTCCTAAATCACAACCCCGATTTTAAGGCGGTTATTAAGGATGGGTTTCTCCATGATGCTGTACTTCAACATTCCCTTAACATTAACAGGGATAAAAGCGGTACTATCGCTTTCTTGAAGGCAGTATCTACCTTCAAAGATTATCTGGATTCAATCACTCGTGAGGGTGAACAAGCCCAGATTGATTTACTTAATTATCAAGAACTTCAACAGGATGCGCGATAATGGCTACCCTTACCGATGATGCTTTTTTGGCTGAAGTGGATTCATTGATTGCTGGACGAGAAAACACTCTTGTTCCAAAAACACCAGAAGCTCCAACTGAACCCCCTGCTGTTGTTGAGCCTCCCGTAGTTGTTCCTCCGGTTGAAGAACCGGCCAAAACACCGGACACCGTTCAACCTACGGTGGTGGAACCTCCAGTAAATCCAGATCCTTCCGCTCCTACTGATCCGGCCAAAACTCCGGCAGAACCGCCTGTTGAACCAGCAGCACCTGTTGAGCCACCCGTTGCTCCGACAGCACCTGACTATCAAGCAATTCATGCTCGATTATTTGGTACGCCTATCCGAGCTGGCGGCCAAGACATCACACTTAATACAGTTGATGAAGCTATTTCCCTTATTCAAAAGGGTGTCGGTTTTCACAATAAGATGAACAAAGTCCAGAAGGACTTAGCTATTGCCGAAACTCTTCGTAATGCCGGTATTGATCAATCGCAATTAAACTTGTTGATTGATGCTCATCAGAAGAAACCGGGGGCTATCAAGAAACTACTTGACTCAGCTAAGATTGATCCATTAACTTTAGATACTGCCGAGGCAAGCACCTACGCCCCTTCGGATCATAGCGTCCCAGAAGAGCAGGTTCGTTTCCAATCAGTTATTACGGACTTAACTGATACGCCACACGGAACTGCTGTTCTACAAGATGCACGTAGTTGGGATCAGGCTAGTAAGGCCGAGGTTTATAAAAACCCTGGCGTTCTAGAACTACTGGGCCAACAGAAGGAATCGGGACGATACGACCTGATCAAAGCTCAGGTGGATCGGCAAAGACTGTTGGGAGCAATTCCAGCCACTGAGCCTTTCCTTCAGTCGTACACCCGCGTAGGGCAGCAGATGATGCAGGCTGGAGCGTTCAACCCCACCCCGGTTGTTACCCCCACACCAACTCCTGTCGCCCAGAAAGTTGTGACTCCCGTCGCACCCGCCAACTCAAAGAAAGCCGCTGCTGCAGCTCCTACTAGGGCATCAAACCCTACTGTGACACCTACAGCTCCTGTTACTGAAAAGATGACGGATGCTGAATTCGACGTATTTTTTAAGAAAACTTTCAATATCTGAGTTGATGTAAGAGGTATCCAAATATGGCTATGCAATATAACGCCCCTCCGGGGAGTCCATCGAATATCGGTGCTCAGGAGGTTGTGAAATTCCTGAACCGAAAAGCGATTATCGAAGCGGTGAAGTATTCGCACTTCTCGAAGCTGTCTAGTGTCCAGAACCAGCCTGCTGGTTATGGCAAAACCTTCACGAAGTATCGCTATTACCCATTGCTGTCTGATCTGAACACCAACCTGCAGGGTATTGACGCTGCTGGTGCTGCTCTCACTGGTGCTGCTGGTGGTAATCCTGGTTACGGTAATCTGTATGGTTCAAGCCGTGACTTCGGTTTGATCACCTCGAAGATTCCGTATGTGTCTGAAGGCGCTGATCGTGTGAACCGTGTTGGTATCACCCGTACGTCTGTGTCCGCGACACTTACTCGAGTTGGTTTCTTCGCTGATTGGACGGATGAATCGATGCAGTTTGATTCGGATCTGCAGATGCAGAGCCATTTCACGGATGAACTGGTTAAGGGTGCCGAGCAGTTGAAGGAAGGTTTGCTGCAGTTGGATCTCGTGAACGGTGCTGGTGTGATTCGTTACGCTGGTTCTGCTACGAGCTTGGCAACTGTCACTGCTGAAGGTGCTGGTGCTGCGATCATCGATTATGACGATGTGATTCGTTTGAGCATTGCCTTGGATACGAATCGCGCTCCGAAGCGTTTCACTATCCTGAAGGGTTCGACTCTGGTGGATACGGCGACTGTGAACGGTTCTCGTGCACTGTTCATTCCGCCTGAACTGCAGACGACCTTTATGGACATGGTTAACACGAACGGTACTGAAATGTTCACCCCGGTTGAGAAGTATGCTTCTCAGACCACTGTGCTTGAAGGTGAAATTGGTGCAGTTGGTGGTTTCCGAGTGATCGTGAACCAGGAAATGTTTGTCCATGCTGATGATGGTGCGGTGCCTTCGGCCAATCCGGGTTACCGTGCAGTTGCCGGTCATTACAGCGTGTACAACTGCTTGGCGGTTGCCGGTGACAGCTTTACTTCGATTGGCTTCCAGACGAATTCGCCTGAAGCTCCGAAGTTTAACTTGGTCATCAAGCCGCCTGGTCCTGATGCCGTAACTCTGGACAACCCGTACGGTAATAAGGGCGTGGCTTCGATTCAGTTCTACTATGCAACGCTGATTGAGCGTAGCGACTGGATCGGCTTGCTCCGCGGTGTTGCCCCGCTCTAATAAGCGGTGCTAAGCTAGGGGCTAAGCTTAATCGGCTTAGCCCCTTTTCTTTTGTGTCAACAAAGGTCAACTTCAATGACTACACCTGATCTCGAAGCAGTCCGAGCCGAAGCTAAAGAACTTGGTTTGGACTATCACCCAGCTATGAAAGCTGAAACTATTCAGAAACTTATTGATGCTCATAAAAACGGGGATAAAGATAAAGAAACTCCTGAAAAGAGTGATCCAACTGAAGAAGAACTTGAAGATGCTCGATTGAAAGATGCATTGGCTCTAATCCCTGTTACGATTACTTCAATGGACCCGGCTGATTCGTCTGTTACCGCGGTGACTGTTTCAGTTGGCAATCGAAAGCTTGGCCAAATCACTAAGGTGATTCCTTTCGGTCATAAGTGGTATATGCCAAGAATTCTTGTTGATCACCTGAAAGCTCAGCAGTTTTGTCGTAGTTCGATGATTCCTGTTCCTGGTGGTTTGGAACGTCTGCAAACTCAATGGATTCAAAAGTACGCCATTCAAAAACATCCATTGCCAAGCCCGCAGGAACTGGCTGATCTGGCAAAACTCCAGCTCCAGGGTAATGAACTGGCGAAGTAAGCAAGTTCTGGATACCATTCGGGCGGGGGTCTATTGATCCTCGCCCTTTTTATTTGAGGTGCCATAATGGCCATTGACCTGACTACACCAGCAGAAGCCATCAGTGAAGCGGCTAATTTATTTGTAGGACTCACTGTTGATGCGCCTCCGCTGCCTACGTTTCCAACTGCACCGGAAATCGACATTGACTTACCGGGAGCATTACCTACTGATTTAACAGCTGCAATCGATATTCCAACTGTTAGCGAACTGACTAGCGGTGCGGTAGCCGGTGATGGTGTATTTGATCGAATGATGTCAGCACTGAATGCTCACATTGAAGCGCAATACCTCAAAGGTGTTATTGCTCAAAGTGATGTAGCTAAGATTTATGTAGCTGCGATTGAAACTGTATTTCCTCAAGCGGCACAGTTTCTACTTACTTCTCAACAAGCTTATTGGCAAGCAAAGCTTGTTCAAGTTCAGGCACAGAACGCTTGGCTTGAACGTGCACGATTGAATGCTGAAATTCAAACTGCTCGACTAGTTGCATATAAAGCTCAAGCTGATGCCTTTACTTCTCAGGTAAACGCAAGTACCGCAGCTGCTACTTTCGCTAATGCAAAAATGAATCTGGTAGCCACACTTCAGCAGATCAACAGTCAAGAAATCATCGAAGCTAAAAATCAAGCTGATTACGATGCTTCGTATGTTCAGACACACACCACACTGCCAGATGGCACAGTACCGGGTGGTATGTTTGAGAAAGATATGGCTTTAAAGACAAGTCAAATTCTTACTCAAACTAAGCAACAACTCTTGTTGGATGCTCAGAGCAATGTTCAACGTGCTCAAACATACAATACGAATACTGATGGTTCGTCTGTTCTTGGCATTATTGGTGTACAGAAAGATTTGTATAACCAGCAAATCCAAAGCTATGTACAAGATGGCAAGAATAAAGGTGTCAAGCTAGTGGCTGATTTGTGGACTTCAGCTAAAGCACTGGATGATTCTGTGCAATCCCCAGGTCCGTTGTCCGGCAACTTGATGATGGCGTTGAATACCTATCTCAATGGTTTAGGTATCCCGAACGCAATGGTTGGTGCAGATACTCCGGGAACCGGTGTACCGTCTACTGATCACAACTGGAATAGCCCAGGTCAGCAATAATGGGACTCTTCAGCCGTAAAACAATTATCAGCGTCGCCAGTGTCATCTATCCAATGGGTGAAACTGGCGACAGGATACCTGATGTGGTGAAAGCCAGCGTCATTACGGCTGGACTACAGGGTCGATCTGTTCCTAATGCAATCAAAACCAGCATCTTGGATGGTGTTGGTATTAAATTGGCACAGGGATACAACTATGCAAGAACAAAATATTACGCTGGTATGCCAAGAGGTTTGCCAGCTAACTATTCATTGCGAGATAACAGAACGCTTGAGTTACTAATTGAGGAACATTTACGTCGTATATATCCATCAAACGTAGTAGATGTCACTGAAAACTCAGTTAGCTATGAAGACGACTTCATCACTGTAGTTAATAATGAGATAGCTGCATATTGGGACTATGATTGGTTTGAAAATGAAACACGTTCTCCTTCTGGATCAGTACAAACAGGAGCATCTTTAGTTGTTGCTGGTCCTTTTTATGATTGGCAAGGTGAAGATGGACATATCGATGATATGCGCTATCAACTTACCTTTACTAATCCAGACAGCACTATCGTTGTTATAGACCAATGGTTTCCTCAAACCATATTTACTGGGCATGAACAGCGTGTTCCACGAGTGGTGGCTAACTACACTTTAGATGGTAGTCTTCAACAAGCATTCTCATATCGATATGGTGGTGATGACGCTCGCCTTAATCTGTTCTTACGCCAATTGAATGCGTATGAAAGTGGAACATTTCCACCTATTACACTTAAAAAGAATAATGTCTATTTAAATGACAATCGCTTCAGTGGAAGTAATTGGAAAACCAGTGCTGCCTACCGTACTTCAAAAGAGTATGGCAATCGAATGAAGATTGATATTGATGAGATGATTTCAGTTATTCGAGACAATGCAAATGAAGGTGATATCGATTATGCCTTCATTCAACCAGGTATCATTTTGGCTTCACCTACACAAATTGCAAAGAAGTACTTATTTAACTACTTCATGAATTTGTACAATGTTTTTCCAAACAACAAACCAGCATTTGATGACTGGAGATCTAGAGCTCTCTATGAACATCATGGTGTAGTTAGTAAAAACCTTGCACAGAACTGTCCTGCGCAAAGCTTTCGGATTTATGATCCTGACAACCAGGCTAATTCTATTGATATGGAAATCGCTTGGAGATACATCACAGTTGAAACTAAGAGTGGTCACATAGATGGGTATCAAACTGAATGTGGTCCGAAAGAAATTCTTAATGCACAGTTTCAAAGCAAAACTCGAATTAGCGAAGATTTTGATGTTACAAAGCTTTGGATTCGACGACCGATCGATGACACAACATATGAAGAAATTTGTGTCGCCGGCCTTTGGCATGAAAACTACGTCTATAAGGGTCACTCAGTACAAAGCGCTGTTTGGGATATGTTTAACGATCCTGATGGTGACTTCGGTACTGGCTTTATTATTCCTTTGGATTACGGCATTTTCATCACATTGAATTCCCGTGATCGATTGCAATTGGCTCAAGAATGTTTCCACATGGTGTTTAATTGTTATGTGGCTAGAAAACAGAAATGGTATGAGACGGGTATCTTTAGAGTTGTTCTAATTATTATTGCTGCCATTATCATTTATTTTTCTTGGGGAACACTGACTGAATTTGCAACAAGTTTATATGCATACTTTAGTGCTGCTTTAATCATCGCAGTAGGAGCAACATTAGCTGCAGCTATAGCCGTGGTACTTACTGCCTTTGTTATCTCTGCAATCTATGTAGGTGTATCTTTTGTTGCAAAGGAAGCTGGTCAATGGGCTGCTGAACATTGGGGTGCTGCTTGGGGTGCTGTTGTTCAAATTGCTACAACCATTATATTAAGCTATGGCGTCACCCAAATTCCGGGTGTTCCGGCAATGCCAGCTGCAAGCCTACCTACAACTGTATTGCGAACAAGTTCGTTCATTATTAGTGGTATGTCGGCATACACCGAATACACTTACATGGCTCTACAGAACGAAATTAAAACATGGGAAGACTACGCTACTGGTCCTGATAATCCATTAAAGCAAGTGAATGATCTTCTCCAAGAGATGTTTCCTGATCTTACTTTCACTCAACAGGCAATCCTTCCTCATCCAGAAAGTATGGAAGAGTTCCTTGGAAGAACACTCACTTTATCTGATGGCTTAACAAATCGCTTGATATCGCCTATCCGGGATATGGTGGAGTTGACATTGACTCCACGATTACCATAGCTCAATCTACTTGTATTCTTTGGAGGATCTCCGTATGGCCGGATACGATTACATGAGTCAGCCCTTGCTACCGCAAGTGAACTCGTGGGGCAATGACACTTTTGGTGATCTAGCTGCACTCAGTGGTGATAGTGGCAGAGCATCCGCTATTCCTGCTGGAGTATCAGCACAGAACCAAAGCATGTTTGGCTATACCCCTTGGGGTAGTGGTCCTGGACAGGCTTCTGGTATTGGCTACTTCGGTGCCAATATGCCGCTGTTTTCTGCTGGTATTCAAGGCTTGTCTCAATTGGGTAATGTTTATCTTGGCGTTAAGCAGCTTGGCTTAGCTAAAGATTCATTCAACCTTAATAAGCGGGCATTTGAAACCAATCTCCGTAATTCGACCGCTGCGTATAACACGCAAATTCGTGATCGAATTGCTGGTCGAAGCTACGCTACCGAAGCTGAGCGAGAAGCTGCACTTCGAGCCGCTCTGCTTCCCGAGGGTTAATCAATGGCTCAACCAATTACTTGGCGGGATATTGCTGCACCTAATCTAAGTGGCTCAATTGCCGCTTCTCAGGCTGCTGGTAATCAGATTACACAGGCACTATCCAACATAGGCACGTTGGGTATGGATTTGCGTGATCAAGCCCGTGCTGACGCTACGAAACGTGCTGTTGCTGGAATTCTTTCCAGTACTGATCCCAATGCCGCGGCAGCTGGAGTTCAACAGGGTTGGGACATTGATCCGTTAGCAATTGCACAAGCTGCTCGTACTCGAGATAGCCAATTACGATCAGACTTAGCGTCTGATGCGTCATTGGAAGCTTCTCGTGTAGCCACTGATGCTAACCGTGCAAATATTGAGCTAGGTAAAACTACGCTCGCCCTTAATAAGGCTACGCTTGAAGATCGAACAGCTGAGCGTGAAGCTTCAACCATGTCATCTCCAATGATCGACTCGATCTTGAAGACAGGTAAGTTACCTTCAATCGACTTGAATCAGGATAATTGGAAGTCTGCTGCTGGTAATAAAGCTTATAAGCAGGTTTTAGATTTCTGGGGTCAGTATCAAGACGATAAGGTTCGAGCTGAACAGCTTCACTTACAGACTAAAGCCATCCGAGATAAGGAGAACCAGGATGCATTCTTTGGTGCTGCTCGTGAATATGGCGCCTCTGCCGATGGTCAGCTTGCAGATCCAGCTACTCGGGACCGTTACCTATCGAAGTTGGCTAAATCCTTTAACGTCCCTTCGATTTACGTTGATCAAGCTGCTCAAGTTGCTGAACGTGGATCACAAGCAAACACTGCAACTCAAGAAGAGCTGGATCAGACGATTCCAGGTGGTACTGATTCAAGCTTTCGAGATGTGAATACCAATCTCGTTCGACGTCAAAACGACCTTGAGAAGCAAAAAGCTGCAAAGATCAGTGAATTTGATCGAGCTGTTCGTGGTCAAGAACTCATGCAAGGCACCGTATTTAATGGCCCGAGTGAGGGACTACCAGGTGAATTGGCTAAGCGTACTGGTTGGGATTTGGATGAAGCTCAAGATCGCATCAACCGTATTCGATCAGAGTATCCAAATATCACTGATGCTCAAGCAGCTGATATTGCACTAGCTACTCAAGATCGATGGTTTGATCGTACCGCGGCTCGTAGTCCTGAAGCAGTGTCTCGTGCTGGCGCATACGCTGAGTTTAATAAACTTGGTGGTGCTGCAGGGTTGAATCGAGAAATGGCTAAAGCAGCAGCTCCTTTTGATAAGGAACTGTCTCGTTTACCTATATTGGCTCGACAGGTTACAGGTGCAGCCCGTGCTGGTGCTCCAGTTCCTGCTGAAGCTCAACGAATTGTGTCGGAATTTGCTAGAGCGGATTCTACTCAAGCTCGTGAAGTTGAGCGTGCTCAACAACGAGCATTAAAAGCTGCTCAAGAAGAAGCTGCTAAGTCAAATAAAGTTTTGGATGCAATTTCTCAAGCCGCTGAAGTCGGACTATCGACTTCTCGCCGATAAGCTCATAGACTGCGGGGGAGCCTGACAAGCTCCCCTTTTGCACAATGAGGTTAGTATGGCATCGGAAGACATCCCATTTACGGCTGCTCCGGCTGAAGCTCCAATTGAATTCAGCGCAAACTCAGATGCTGTTGGTGATTTAGCCTCATTTCAATCAGCCAATCTTGCATTAGGTAATCGCAATACTTTTGGTGATGCTGGTATTGGTATTCTTGATACCTTGCAATCTCTTGGTACTTTGGCACTAGCTCCCCTTCCTGGGTATGAGCTACAAGATGCTGCTTCAAATTCACAATTTTTGGATCAATTTCGTTCACCAGCCTATCTTGCTACTCGAGATTTGCTATCACTAAACAATGATCCAAATGCTGGCTTTATTGATGGAGCATTGGATGCCGGTGAAGACATCCTTACAGGTGGCAATATCATTGCTGATGCTACAGCTCAACTTCCATATCTTGCAATGGGTCCAGCTGCTCGATTAGCAGGTGTTGCTCGTGCTGAAAAAATAGCAGGTGTTCTTGGTAAAGTAGCCCGACTCACTGCCGGTACAAATGAAACAGCAGTAGTTAACCGGCTTGCTGCTATTTCTGGTTTGGTTGAAGGTGGTAGTGCTTATGGTCAAACCTATCAACGTGCCTTAGATCAAACAGGTGATGCTTCGATTGCTGAAGACCAAGCATTAAAAGCAGCTGCTGTTTCCACTGTATTAGGTGCTGTGCTTGGTCGTGCAACGCCTGCATTTGAACTACATCCAACTGGAACACGATTAAGTTCTGTTGCATCTCATCTATCTGCTATTGGTGGTGAAGCCATTGTTGAAGAAGGTGGATTGGCTATTGGTCAAACTGTTACAGATAACATTTTGGCTGGTAAAGACCCGATGGATAGTGTTGGTGAATCCTTCGGTCAAGCTGTTGCTATTAGTGGTGCATTCTCTGGTGCTCTACGTGCTCCAGGAACTGTACTTGCTGTATCGAAAGATATTGGTCAAGGGGTGTTGAATGGCATTGATGCCTTGGCTGATCGGGCAGTGACGCCTGAACGTGCTGCTGTGGATGCTGCTGAGAAAGCCACTCAGGAACAGACCCCAGCTTCACAGCCTTCTCCTGAACCAACTCCAGTACAAGCCACAGAAGAAACTCCTGCTCCAACAGAAGTTAAAACTGCCACTACAGTTGAACAACCTGTTGTTGAATCTGAATCGGATCAATTGTCACCGTATTTTCCTAATCCAAGACCGTTTGTTCCTAATACTAAGCAAGAATCAGACACTCCGTCACAGACCGAACAATCTGTGCCAAAAGAAGTTACTTCTCGAAGTGCCACAATTCGTGCTGTATTGGTTGATGCAAACAATGATGCATTGATTGAAAATACTACTGGTGAAGAACAAGCTGCCGCTTTAGCTCGTAAAGAAGAATTTGCTCCAACTGTCAAAAAAGCGCAGGAGGTGATCCAAAATCTATCTGCTGAACGTGTGGAAACGATTGCCACACTCGCAGAAGAGGGTAATCAAGAAGCACAACAAGCAGTTGAGGCAATTCAACGCACCGATATCTCGAAGCTTCCCGAGAAATCGGTGCCTAAATTTCTTCGTCCCATAGCTCAAAAGATAAAAGAAGTCAAAGAGCTTGGATTGGATAAAACCACAAATGAAATCCTCGAAGATGGTTTCAATAGTGCATCTGATAGCCGCGGTATTGCTGGCTATCTGCAAGGCTTGGTCAACCTGAATACCATTGGTGTTCAGCGTCCAAATCAAACTTCGGCTGAGCTAGAACGCTTTGTTACTCATCTCCAGAATCGCGCACAGGCTTTCCAAGCTGCGCTCAATGATCCTGGCATCCATGTTCCGGTCACTGGTACAAAGACACGCACAGCGAAGGGTGGGCTTACTGACAAGCCATTTATCATCCACAAGACCAACAAAAACTCGATGGCCACTGTGCAACGTGTGTTTGACGATGCGAAGCGTGCTCAGGAAGCATTGGATGTAGCTAGAAAGTCATTCCCTGGAATGTTTCCGGAACAGCAGGCTGTGGTTCCTGTCGCAACACAACCTGTTCCCACTGTTCCTGTAGCTACTCAATCTGATTCAATCGATTTGATTGATGATGAAGTACCATTACCGAATCTGAATGCTGATGAGCCAACTGATGCTCAACAGCCTGAACAAACCCCTGCTGTCAAAGTGGCTTCAACCACCGGTGAGAAACCTTCGCCTGTTGGTAAGACGACGCTATACCGCGGTGTTCCTAATGGTATCGATGCTGATGCACCGACCAAAACTGGGCTGCTGTTCTACGCTGATACGAAGAAAGACGCTGCCGAATATGCTGGTGAAGGTAGTGAAGTGCTGGAAAAGCCAGCTGATCTCACTCCAGAAAACACTGACACATTTTACAACCGTGCTCAGTTCCTTGCTGAGAATGGCTTGGATCAAAATGCTCCTGGTGGACTAGACCCATCTGCATTATATGCAGCTGCTCGTAATTACTTCGCTAAGCCAGGTGCAAAACCTTGGATTCAGTTTGCATATCCTGAACTAGATGGTCAGCGTGAATTTATTCATAAACCATCTTTAGAAACTTCTACTGTTGAAGTGGCTACTGCTACTCCACCAGATAGTCTTAATGCTTCTGTGATTGAAAATCGTGAAGATCAGTTTGCACAGTTCAATGGTGTTAATCGCTTTACAGAAAGTTTCAATCCTACCGGTAGTGGCTTATTGACCACTCGCTATAGTGGTTTGATCGAAGCATTAAATAACGGTAGTGAAGATGATAAACGTGCTGCTGAGCACCTCAATAAGGTTGTACCAAACCTTATCGAAGCTTTGAACAACTACGTACAAAAAGTGTTAAACAGTCCTGTCAGCAAGAATGATAAGACATTGTTGAAAGATGCGTTGAGAAATAACCAACCGTTCTCCGACTACACCAATTATGTGTGGGTGCATTTACTATCGAAAACTGCAACTGGTTATGAACTCAACCCAGCTGTTGTCGAGGCTGCTGCTGTTAGTGCCGTGATGCAGCTAACTCGTGGAGCTTTCCAACGTTCAACTAATGAAGTGAGTGAAACAACTGATGGCCTCTATTATCAGTGGTTAAACAATGTTGGCCAGGATTCAATGCGAATTCTTGGAACCACTGCAGATCAGAATGCTTCATTAACACTTACTGATGGTATTCCTAAAGCATTAGCAGCTACTGTGCTTCAGGTGTTAGCTGATGAAGGTGATATCACAATCAATACGTTAAAAACTTCAGACAATCTCACATTGAAAAATATTGTGATGAACGAGAATACTGCTACGTTCTTTCGTTCATTCCCAGCATTCCCTGAAGTAATGCGTAAATTTATTGGTGATGCTGAAGATGACACCATTCATTATGGTTCACCTCCAACAGCAATTAATGAACGCTATCGCAATTCTCGTACTAAGATTAGTGATACGCAACGTACAGCCTTAGAGAACCGACAGAAAGTTGCTCACTATCGCAACTTAAATTTTATGAATGTACTTAACGCGTTAGGTGATACATACACCAAACTCGTTACTGGTTTTGCTGAAGTGAGTGATGACAAGCAATTGAACGAAGTGAGTAGTTCTCTTGTTATTGGCATGCGTGGTGAATTAAATGCTGTCACTCAATACAACGCTGGCCTTGAGCTTCACGCTAAGGAAGCTGGTGTTGATGCGAATGGTGTGCCTGTATATTTCAGTTACGAAATTCTTCGTAACGGCCGTTCATTCTCTGGTTACAGTCCACAGACTAAAAAGACCTTACGTGAATTTCTAAGTGTATCCAAGCAAACACTCGATTTGACCAATCCTACTCAGAAACGAATGTTGCAGATTGCAATTGCTCAATCTCTCGGTATTAAAACCGATGTCAATACGCATGATGAAATCATCGCTAAATTGAATCAGATGATTCCATCTGTTACTGATAAGGCACTTGCATTACACCTGGTATCGCAAGGTGAAACTGTGCCTGAATTGGCTCAGCTTATGGATCGTGATGGTTTATATGAACCAAAAGAAATTCATGGTTTGATGATACTTGGCAAAATGCTTGTTGATCCAAACAACAAAGCTTTTGAAAATACGCTTACATTTGAAATTGACGGTAAAACTAATGGTCCTTTCATGGCCGAGCTTTTGTTCGGTTTGCATTCATTAGATAAGCAAAGCCAAAAAAATCTGGAACAGGGTGGGTTCTTCTTTGGTGTGGAAGGTGAAACGTTGGCTACGATGCGAGATTCGCTTCGTGAGAAATATGGTAGCGGTGATTTGTATGAGCGTGTTGCGAAGAATACGACAGCTTTGCATAGCCCAATTTTAGCTCTGGCTGGCTTTACCAGTGAAAATGGTGATGTCACTCGATCTGCAGCAAAAGAAGCTGTCACTCCGCTCGTATATGGAAGCGGTATTAACAGTCTTGGTGCTGTATTTGCTGCTCGTATTAACAATGGACTTACTGAACGTTTACGTCTTGCAATCAAGCATAATGATACGAAGCTTGCTGCTCAATTACGTGGTTATATTGGTTCAAGCGATATCGTTGAACTTGGTGAACAGCTTGCTGAAGAACTTGGTAATAGCTACTCCACTGAAAAACCGCAGGTCACTTACACGAATCAATTGATGGTTGCTGCAACAGCTCTTCACGCAGGTGTGCGTAAAGCTCTATTTGAACGTCAAGTAGCTGAACGATTGAAACAAAAGCGTGCTAATGGCGAATTGCCGAAGCAATACGATCTATCTCGTGCTGATTACAATAAAATTCTTCGTAGCTTGCCGAATACTGAAGTGACAATTCCTGGAATGGGAACTGTTGCAGTAGGTGAAAGTGCCAACACTGGTCGTTCAACTACTCGTGTTGAAGGCGCTGGTAAGGTGAACTCAGTTCAGATCTCGATGCCTGAGATTGAGAATCCTGGTGTGTCAATCCTAGCACTGAGTACTATTGCTGGTGGTGATGCTTCAATGGGTAATACACTGTTCCAAAATCAGGAACAAGTGCTTGACGTGTATGACGGTATCGAAATTCCTGTTACTGAAATTGATCAGATTGGTCAGAAATTGAATGCTGTTGTTTGGTCTTCAGCTTCGGACAGTATTGTCGATAGTTATGCACCTCTGTTGGATTGGGTAATTGAGAATGAGACTGAACTTAATAATGAAGAGCTTTCGAAAACTCTTAGTCGTTTACGTAAACGTTTTGGTGTAAGCACTAACGTTGAAGCGGTGAAGTCACTGAAAAATGAACTAGCTCATATATCTGAAAAGATTAAGGCTGGACGTGCTCGTATTTCAGCTAAACCTTCATCTCTTAATCAAATGTCTGGTGCAGCTACTGCATTCACTACTCCTGGTAATGACACTGTTCGTACTGAACCTGCCACACGCACTGTCCGTGATGGTTGGAATACTAAAATCGAAGCTGGCTTTGATGCAGCCAATGGTGTTCTTAATCGTGAGGGTGTTACAGCTTTATTGGATGGTCACAAATGGACCAATCCAATTCACCGAGCTGTATGGGGTAAACTTCGCAGCATCCTGCCTGAAACATTAAATGTTTCCTTAGCTAAGGATGAAGCTGCTTGGAATCAACTAAATGAAGTTGGCGATAATGGTTATACCTACGGTTCAGTAAAGGGTTTGAGTTTTAGTGACAGTGGTAAGATTTTGTTGGCTTCTACTGATCCAACAACTCTTTTGCATGAACTCATCCATCAAGTAATTTCAGGAAACATCACGCAGTATTTTTCAAACATCAATGCTGTTTCTGTTGAGCTTCGTCAACCGATTAATGATCTCACTCAGCTATTGAAACGCTTTCTAGCTATTAAGTCGAATGATGCTACTTTAGCTTCTGCTCAAGGTTTCATTCGTAATCTTAAAGCTAAAGGCGATATGGCTGGTGCAGTGGATGAGATGATTGCTCATGTCCTTACTAATGAAGATGTAATCAATGCAGTGATGCCTAGTTTGTTCCAGCGTGTTGTTCTTCGAGTTAAACAGATACTCAGTTCGCTATTCGGCAAACAACCTGATTCGTTTGTAAACGAAGTATTGGCTGCATTTAACAGTTTGGCTGCTGGTCCGCGTATAGAGGTTAGTTCTGGTATTCGTACTTCACCATTGCATGATGCTACCGCGGCAGTATTTGCCATCATTGGTCAGAAAGTGGCCAATGGTCAAATTAGTAATAAAGTACCGAAGGTAAAGGATAGTGGCCTAGATAAAGTGACAGGCACTTACAACCTCGATGTTGAACAGAAGCGCATTTACAACCGTGTATGGATGTTGCTTCGGATGGATAATCGTTCTGGCATCGTTGAGCAATTTGCTTCAACTGTACTAAACCATCATCCGAATGCTTCAGTATTCAACGGCACACTCGATGCTGTTGCCTCAGTTATGGCTCTGGCAGCAGTGGATGACACCTTCCGAGCACAAGCTGATGCGATTTGGGCTAAACACTCCAATCAACCCAACACCGTTGCCGGTGTTGTTGATTCTGCCCTTAATAAAGCTGCTATTACTGATGCCAACTCAATCTTATTGAATGCATTTGATGTGATGAGACAGGAAGGCGAATACAACCTATCCTTCCTTGGTACTGCTACGAAGCGCCTAGATCGAATGGGTAATGAATGGTTGGAACGGATTGGTGAAAAGGCTTATCAGATTGCCCAGACAGCTCCGAAAGGTATTGCTGAATTGGCTCAAGCTATTCACGCATTAACCACGGAGGACGGTGCTGAGGCATTTGCTAAAGCAACCACCACCATGACCAACCTCACTGATGCTCGTTGGGCACAGGACTTGGTAGCAGCTCTGGTTGGCTCGCAAAAAGATACGAATGAGGTGTATCGCCAACTTTCTGCTATGAAGAGTGGTGTGGCACAAACACGTTCATTGTTCACCATCACACTGCCAGGTCAGCTCAAAAAGCTTTTCCCTGAAGGCTTTGATGGTTGGAGCCATCTGTTTAAACACTTCGGTCGTATCGATGCTGGTGTCCTTGGCTCATCTGCTGCTGAAATGTTCAGTGACGATGCTGCACGAGCAAAGAACATCAAAGCACTTGAATCGCGTGTAAACGCATTGGATGCCAAAAACCTTGCTCACTACATGGTTCATGGCACCACAATGAAAAACAATCCCCGTCCTCTGCTCCGTAATGCTCGAGCCATTGCAGATGAGCTTAATGACACTCCACGAATTGCTACTGACACACAAGTTGCTGATGCTGATCAGCTTGTCACCCTTTATGCCATCGATATGTTGGCTAAGGTTGACAGAGCGCGTATTGCTGGCTACTTCACTACTCATCCTGAAGCTATGAACAACCTTGTTGGCATGCTGCAGAAAGTGAATGCTGAAGAAATGAAACAGTATCAAGACACTCACCGTTACCTTTACTGGAAGGGTGCATTGCCACTGTCCACCGATCCACGTATGTCGATTGTGATTGCCGGTGCTGTGAAGGGCGCTGAGCTTGAGGCACTTGGTTATAAGCGAGTGAAGAAATACCAGTCTTCGCATAACGATCCTGCGAATGACATGTATTACTACACCCGTGATAACGCACCGCCTCCAACCTTTACGCAGGGTGTGATTGCCACTGTTCAACAGACAGCAATGGGCATCAATTACGTTACGTCAGCTTCGATCAGCCCTGAAGTGGGCACCATGATCACAAGCCCACGTCTAGTTGAATACATCAAGAACAACACTGCTGCTGGTTCAAATCTTGTCCCAATGTTTAATTACCAGGGCGAGATTGTTGGTTATGAGCGCTTATTAGACCGTAAGTTTGTGTTGGAACAAACACACAGTGACAACACCATGTTGCATATTGCAATTGGACATAAACTTGGACGCATCACTGAAGAGAATATGGCTAAGCGCTTTAATCAAGAAGCTATTGGCATCCTCGTACGTCAATGGGAAGAAGGGAAGAAAAATGGAGATGAGAGTCAATACGAGGCTGTCAATCAATCCAAGGACAGACAGATTGAACGAGCATGGGAAATTGTCCCTGCTGATATGAAGAAAGCGCTTGAAGAAGCTTTCGGTGGGAAAGTGATGATTCGAAAAGATTTGATCTCCAACACCCTTGGCTATCACCAAGCTGGTGTAGGTGACATTATCACTGGTAATGCGTCCATCGGTGAACAAACACGACTTGCTCTGTTTGGCTTGGCTCAAGCTGTAATGGGACCACAAGCTGCACAAGTGCTGTTTACTGCTGAGTCTGCAATTAAGGAAGGAGTTGCTACTGCAAAGGATTGGATTATTGTGCGTTCATTGTCAGTTGCATTAAGCAATGCAATGGCGTCACTCAATCTTGTTGTAGCTAATGGAGTTCCGTTGAAGGAAATCTTCAACAGCTATCGAGAGGGTATTCGGGATATCCGTGACTATTCTCGCCTTAACAAAGAGATCATTGAGCTTACGATAAAGATCGCTGGCGTTAACGGCCGTGAAAAGGACCGTTTGCGTACCATCCAACGAGGTAAATATGAGGCTATACGTCGTTTGGCTATCTATCCTTTGATCGAGGCCGGCGAACTTAGCGATTTGCCAGAAGGCTTGGAAGAGACACCAAGCCACAGTTTTGCTGGTGATTTCGCGGGGTGGTTGAATAATCATCTTCGAAAGATCCATCCAAAGACCCCGGACATCGTGGCCAATGCAATTATTGCTAAGGATACTGCTGTTCATGATGCGATCTCTAAAGCTATTCAGGCCGGTGATTTCTTGGGTAAATGGGCTGTTTACAAACATATGGTTCGTAGTGGTAAGAGTCCCGAAGTTGCTCGAGACACAATACGAGAAGAATTTATTGCCTACTCTACGAATCCAGGACGGTTCCGCGGTGCACTTGAGGACTTTGGTGTAGTGTGGTGGAGCCAATTTACGTTACGAGCTCAGAAAGTAATGCTGAGACGTTTACGTAAAAATCCATTCAGCTTCTTCGTAAGCACACTGGCTTCGAATCTTGGTACTGACGGTCCAGCTGATGCTGTTATTTGGGAACGTGGATGGGATAATTCGACTGGATTGGACAATGTACCTAATGCAGCAAGTGCACACATTTGGTCAAAGATCTTCTAATACATGAAAAGGAAATCTCGGGCTATGAAAAACCATAGCCCGATGGACCCAAGTGAAACGAGGATAAGAATCACTCGAGCGGCCCAGTGGGCCTTTCCTGAAGGAGCAGTAGCAATAAGTAACGCAATGATTGCAACAAGTGCATGTGTTAACAAAAGTGTAACGTTACTTATGGTAAACATTAGTCATCCTTACTTATTTTCTCATACGCTTCCTTGATCAAGCGCATAAGAGTAGGATCACGATATTCAAAATCATCTGGAACATCCAATCGTTTGATTGGACGATAACTAATACGCATCACGTCAAGTTGACGTTGAAGCATATCTTCATGTTGTCTTGTCATACAGACAATCTCATCAGCCCAATAAAGAAGTACCTCATCTACTGGGATTAGTGCATAGCTCTCTTCAATACCAGCACATCGAGTATTGAAATTAAATGGCTCAGCACTTAAGACAACAGCAGCAGTTGGACTTCTCAGTAATCCAGCTGAACAAACACAAAGAACTTTTTTGTAATTTCCTTGGTTTGGATTTTTCGAGTTATATACTCGATTGTGATTGTTTTTCATTGCAAGCATCAATCCTAATTTGTCTAAGAGTTTTATAGAAAATATCTCTACATCTAATACAAAAATAGGCATTCCATGTACGCATAGGATTACTTGAGCTAATACGTGAAACTGCTGTTTCACGGCTAGTACACCAAGTACACGTAGCATGCTCATCTTTATTTTCAATATGGACTAACATCGTTAATCCTCTTGATCAGGGCATTTATGTACTTCTTCTATGAAAGCCTCTACTTTCGTCTTTAATGTTGATAACTCTTGTTCAACTTCAGTAAGTCGACGTTGGTAATATGTAATTGTTTCAACAAAAGCATGTTGAGCAGTTTCAGCTCGCATACTAAGATTCATTCTACGAGTGTAGTCATATAACCACCATCCTTGGTTAGTTTCAGTGAGTGATAAAGTATCACTTATCTTAGTATCTTTAATTACACGAGCCACGTTGTTCTCCATTAAACCCACACGGGGTAGCTCACCTACCCCGCAGTCCTCTGGCGCGATGAGCACACCAGTACCATGCCCTATTTTATGTTCGCTACGATTCGAGCAAATTCTCGAATGATCGTAAGTTCATAAAGAGCTTGACGATCTTTATTTGCACGACGTTCAAGCTTTTCTATATGTTTTAAAAGCTTCCCGTAGCGAACACCACCATCCATTTTGGTAAATGCATCTACGACAGAATTCATTTCTTGTCGTAGAAGTTCACTTTGAATCACTCGGCATCAATCAACAGCTGATTAGCTGTTGCCGCGGCGACGGCTGCATTAGCAAAATTTAATGCACTGCCAGAGACATCCGTGGTAGCTGCACGATCCAACAACTGACGTACTGCTTCAGTTGGTGTCAACTGCGCTTTTGGTGCATAGCTTACAACCGGAGGTGCAGTTGGAGTTGGTTCAGCAGAACCTAGATCCACATGACCAACTGGAATATCCGGTGTCGGAATTGGATGACCATCAAGAGTCATTGGTTGAGATAGATCAGTGATATTCAAAGCTACAGTCGGAACTTGCTCAGGGAATTGATAACTATCAACTAAAGCCAAACCAGGAATACCACCTTTGATAGTGGCTGTGCGGAAGATACCCGGATAGTTTCCAACTACAGCACCAATATCTGCAGGTGTCGAAGCGCCAGGAACTGACGAAATAATTCGATCATAACTAGCAATACGAATACGGTTATTTTGCATCCAATCCAAAATTGCATCACAAAGAGTAGAGCCCATAAAAACCTCTTGATTAGAATTTGATAACAGGAATATCGATGCATTCATCGACAATAGAAAATAAAATTATCCAAAGGAAGCAGTATCCAAAATTGTTCTAATATCTTTAGCTAATAAAGGATACTCTTCACGACATGATTTCTCATAAGCTTCTAAAGCAGCTTTAGCATGAGGATCATGACTGCAGTCCAATACAAAATACTGACAACGATGATGTTTACCGCCTAATTCGTCAGTTTTATCAAAACGACTTACAAGGAATTTTTTGTAAATCCCACGAGTTTTATCGCCCACAATGGTCTTCCTTTAGCCGAAAGGCATTGGTTCTTCATCTACACACTGTTGGATATACTCCAAAGTCTGTGGACTCAGATCATCCTTGATGTTCTTTCCATTAAAGAGCACAGCAATTACTTCATGCTGTGCCGGTTCAGCAGGCAAGCCACCATGTGAATATGATGGACCTACTGCGCGAAGTGACTTAGATATTTGTTTAACCACCACTTCCACATCGAGTTCAAGTGTAAGTTTCATTGGTTACTCCAAGTAAGGTTTCCAAATATCAGGAAAACTACAATTATTTGGAGCAGCTTTGAACATTGGAGCTATTTGTTCTGGCTTATATCCAGCTAAACCACATCCGATTGCAGTTATGAAAAACTTAGTATCATTAAGTTTATTTCGTGTTGCATCTTTAATCCAATTATCTTTACTTTTTTGAAGATTGGCGTATTGGATAAATTGATCAACATATAGCTTGATAACATCAAGCTTCATACGCTGTATTGCCCAATCCTTGGTTGGTATTGCATAGCTTTGACCTTGAGGACCAACGCCCATACCGTAAATTGCACCGTAACCGCAAAGTGCTACATGTGCAGCTCCACGACCATGACGACCAATAAGATTGCTGCCGAATACGAAAATAGAATCATCAGTTGGTAATGAACCATTACGATGAAATTTCATATGCGATACCTAAAGAATAGAAAAAACTCACCTACGCAAACGAGGATACGTAGGTGAGGGCTGATTAAAATCAGCAAAGGGGGTTCTTAAGCAACATCTCCTGCTTTAGCTCTAGCTGCAGGAGCTAATGGGGCTCCACCAAGACATTCATGCAAAATTTGAGAGACGGCCAGTGACCGCCATGCAAGAGCATTAGCTTCAATTAAGATAGCTTGTTCAATTGGAACAGTAACCAATTCTTCTTTCTCTGTCTGAAAGTTATAAATATACACGTCAGACGAAGTGACACCCCGATCACGAGCAGCTTGCAAATCCCGCATATCCATTAAATGACGTTCAATACAATTAACATGATCTGCTGATTGCCAACGATTGTGGGTAAGACCGCCTTTGTTGTACTTGGCTCCAGCAATATAAGAATGACGAGCAACTCCAGCAATAGCTGCAGGGAAATAAGCAATGCATCCATCGCCAATCGGATACTCTTTGCGTGCTTTGCCATCAGTTGGAAGTGTGCTCATATCATTCTTGAAAGAGTTTATATGTTTGAGGGAATTTGCTTGCGATGATGCGAGCAACAATGTTTGCAAACTGACGAATTTCGAATTGCGCATTTGGGTCCATACGAAGTGTAAGGAACGCTAACCAGTTTCTTAGATTAGTCGTAGCTCGCATACGGGTATAATTACCAACTGGCATTGGACAACGAGCAAGCTCTTTAGCTACACCTACATTCAGACCAAATTGGTAAGCATCTTCAGCTACACGATATGCATTATCTAGCTTACTAAGCCATATCATTGCATTATCAGCTGTAAGTTCAATCATACCAATATTACCAGCTTGTTTGTTTGGATCAGGTGTGTTCACCATCATCAAACGATCCATTGTCGGCATGTATTTGAAATCAGGAATAGGAGCATAACGAGCAGACATCTCGTTATAGCTCTGTGTACGATGACGATGCCATTCACGAAATACGAAGATTGGAGCTTGTACTTCAATTACCATTCCAGCGAATTCAAACGGTGTGTTATGTTGGTTACGATAGAGATGACTTAAAAGACGTGCATCTTTATCCCAACCACGAAAATTTCCCTGAGTAGACTGACGAGCTGCTTCAACGATACCTACTTCATAATCTCGAGAATCACCTTGAGCTAACCAGTAGTTAGCAGCGCCATCTTTACCAGTACCCCAAGCTTCAACAAATTCTACATAGCCGTAATCTAAAACATCGTACTTCATAATTTGAATTCTCGATCATGCTGTTGGTTTTCTGGTTCGCATCCAATGAGTTTCAATTGCATTGATTTCATCGGGAGATCTTCCTGATGCATCCATTCCATTGGAGAATGTGGCACTTACTAAGGGAGTATCCCAAGTACTACTTGTATCAAGTGGAGCAAACCATGCTGAACCAGGGTCAGTTGGATTGATTAACGTTGATGCTACTGACCAATATGGATCTGCGATATTAGAGTTGCTAGTCCATTGTTGGACTGTATCAACGAATTGAGCTGCTGTACTTCCACCATTGATTCGAGCCCGTAATCGTTGGAAATAACGAGCTGCAGGAGTATTGGCTACACGATTAGCAGCACAAGCACCTACGTAGCTATCCATTAAGTCAATAATTTCATGCCATTCTGCAGATGTGCTTGGAGTACGTTGAAGTACACCAGCCAATCCATTAAAGCTACCTGGAATTGCACTAGTTAACGAACCCTGTAAATATCCTGATTGATCACTATCTAAGAATGCAGCTTGGTTAGCCATAGTCCAACCATGAGCTGCGTTACCAAGTAGACATCCAATAGTGCCAGCAGCTCCATTACGAACTCGTACAGCTATCGGAGTAGAGGTGTTCTCAGGACCGCGGACGAACCAATTATGAAGGATGTTTGCGATACGTGGATTCGATTGATTCTGTGACCAGATATCAATGGCTTCACTGTTACCGCCGCCAGGACGACCACCGCAGTTGTAATACAGGTTGTTTGCAACACAGAAGTTGGTTGAAGTTGTAGCTGGACAACGTCCCATGTAATCGCCAAAGGCATTACCAAACATGGTGAACGAACCTGTATCAGACGTGTCACCTCCATTTATAGGACCGAAGCCATGAGGTTCATTGGTTGGATCACCAACGTGATCAATACGGGAATCCATTAAGCCAGGACCAAAGAAATTCCATAACCAGGTCACTTCAGAATGTGCCCGGTACATGTCCATAGCTTCATCGACACCGAAGCCAAACTCATTACAGATCATGCAGATTCGAGCAGCAATAACTCCAGCTGCACCAGATCCAAATGGATCACGGTTTTCTGAACCAAGTCCTGCGTCATCATCACCGATGAACGAGCGCATGTGCATGACAACACAGTCAGACATACCATTAAGATGAGGACGGGTACCGCGGAGCCAGAAACCTGCTAAGGGAGCAAACTGTCCCCAATAACTAAAGAATGCTCGACGGCCAGCTGTGCCTGTAAATAATGGAATGTTGGCTGATGAGTTGTGCCAACCAGAAATAATTGGACGAACAGTTTTAGGACATTCAACTGTTCCACCATCAAGTGCAGGTGGATTAGCTCGCCAACATCCTTCAAATGTTCCAGACCAAGTACGAGGACCAAGTTCAGGACGTAATGAAACAGTATTACCGGTACCTAAATCATCAATTAAATACCTAGCTGAACGGGCTCCACCAGTTAAACCGCGGCCAGTTCCACCAGGTGTAGTCATACCCACACCACCACGACCAGGTAACACTGATATAAAACCAGGTGACTGGTTAGGGAAGTCTAGTAGGGTTGGTCCAACAGGTGGAGTATCAGTGCGATACTTGGGTCCACTCTGAACGATGATCCCCGCCATTGACGCTGCAGGAACTAATATTCCTGCACTACCAAGAGCACGTAAAAATCTGCGGCGTGAGTATTTATTCATATGCTGGAGTGTAGCCAGCATAACCTTTTATTGTAAGTAGGTAATCAGATTACCTAAATCTTACCCATGTTCAATACCGTGCTTTGCTTCCCACTTCTGCATAAGCCACTGCATAGTCACTGAACCAAATGCAGTAAGGGCAATATAGAACACCAACACTGTTGTGAATTGAGTTGGCTTATCCTTAACTGCAATCAACATATTGACGATGAAAAACTGTGAGGCAAACCACACACCATTTGAAAAGATGGAAGCAACGCCGTTATACCAAAGACCAATTTTACCTTTGGAGTTACGCGCACGAGAGGTAGCAGTATGCGCAGCGTTTTGCAAAATTAGCAAAACACCCCAAATAATCCACTGAGACATATTAGATCCTTGTTATAGCCTGAATTTGCCATCGATATAGTCGATGAGTTGTCCCTTACCATCAGCATTAGTAAGGCCATCAGCATTCGTCCAAGAGCCGGGACCACGAGTGTAGTCAGCCTTTAATCGAGTGCCTGTGCCAACACGTTTGGCACCTTCGAAGATTTCTTTTGAATGACCATGACCAGTCCAAGTTTCTACACCGATACGAGCAAGATTACGTACAGAACCACGAGCACCATTAGGACCGTCATCACCATGCATTGCATGTTCCACACCACCTAGTATGAGAGAGTCATCTCCACTAAGGATATGAACACGTTTGCCTAAGTTGGCTTTCTTCAAATGAAGAGCTAAAGCATCTGGATATGATGTACCAATCTCAGTCATTCTGCAGTTTGCAGCCATCTCAGCTACAGTTTTACCCAACCACTCTAAGTTGATGGGTGAAACATGTGGAATAGCTTTTAAGCCATCATGCATGAAAGCTAAAGCAGCTCGAGTAGCCATATCATCATGGTTGGATGCAACCACATGAATATTCATCCGAGGATGCATATCACGAATATCCCTAAGATAAGCTGCAGCTTCATTCATTTCATCTTCGATTGAATCCTTTTGAGCTAGACGCATTGCCAACCAGATCATTGGATTACGATCATGATGGGGATTGCAACTATAAGCATCGAGTAGATCATGTTCGATCCAGTTATGACATCGAATGGTTTCAATGAAGCCGCCTTCACGATGTCGGCAATCATTCACCATCGGATCAAGGAATCGAACGTGAGTATCGCCACCAATACCAGCAAGTGCTGGAGGTGCCTTTCTATGACCATTCACGTAATAAGCGTCATCTAAATCCAAGATACGACGAGTTTCTTTGGAATAGTACAACTGTCGAATCCAGAAGTGACGACCATTAGGATGTAGTTCAACCAACAGACCACCAAGAACATGATGAGATTCTGCAGTTTTACCCCTACCGCTTGCAGTGTAGTTGGGAACTGTACAGGCACCAGTAGTGGTAAGTGTTTTTGCAATCTTATTCTGAGGCGTAGCAACTGAACGAAGACGCATCTTGGTATGGCCAAAAATGGCAGACAAGTCTTTACTAACTGCATCCATTCCAGCTAATGCATCAACTGCGGTTGGTTGCAATTGATAGTCACCCATAACTACAAGATTACGATTAAGTTGGAGACGTTGATTCCATAAATATGGTGTAACAACAGGACTCCACCATTCCAAGTTACGTTGACTGCCCAAGAATACTGATGTCGGATTCTTGTATCTGGATGGAATTACCAACACTTCAGCATTCAGATGATGAGCTGCTGTTTGTAAACAACCCCAGCAATCTTCATCAACAGGAGTACCATTCTGAGCATTGGTTACAATAAATCGATCACACCCTGGACGAAGTTCTCGCATTAGAACGCTGTTAACGTTCTGCAAAACGTACTCAGGATTGAACCGTGATTCAATATCTTCCAGGGTGAGTTTAGTCATGAGCCTACTCGTTCTCGTGCTTTCTTCGCAAAGGCTTTAGTACCACACCAAAGAATTTTCGGTCTACCACTATCACGGACAGTAACCTGAAAATCTTCGAATTGTGAAGAGAAAGTAGCAAGTTGAGTAGTCGAGACATTTGAGAACTTTCGAAAATCCTCCACTGTCATGGCATTGTCACCAAGCTTCAGAAGTGCTTCATTGATGCGCTTCGGAATGATGACATTAGGATTGAATTTATTATCCAAATCGCCCAAGGACATACCTAGGGACTTTTTCGAAGGTTTAGACATTTAAGCTTCCGACTGGTTACCTGGTAGTGTGCAACCGTATCACACGACTGATGGATAAATCAGCAAGTTGCACACGTTCTATCTCAACGCCGTAGCGCCAAGCATTTTTACGACACAGTTTCGTAAGGGTTTCAACTGAAGCATCACTGCGAAGTTCTTCCCATGTCAAAGATCTGACATATTCACCAACTGCCGCCGCACAAGAATCAGTTAAAGCATGATCCATGCCTTCAACTTCAAGCAATGCTTTTTTGATGTCCCGAATATTCGAAGTCACTACAACTCTTGCTGAGACAGTTTTGTTGTCTTTGGTTGTGAGTGATTGAGGCGTCAAATCCGTCGTACGTGTAACGACGTTATCGACCATAATTCTATCGATGCCAAAAGGAATCGCCCAATGAAATCCAGGTTCAAAATTGCGTCGGTAGGTACCAAGACGTAAAAGGATTCCACGTTCATACTCATCGATCACAGTCCAAAAAATGAAGAACCGTGCAAAGTCGATGATGAATTGTAGTAAGCGGTCGATGACTGGCATAGCCACAAGCTACTACGGCTTTAGATCGAAATCTATAAAGGAACGGGGTCTGGTCCGTGCTTTTTATTCACTTACAGACCCATGCGTTCCATCCGGTCGAGTGAGCGGAGATTTCGAGGAAACCCACCACCAGTCTACGTGTTGTGATTAAGCTGGCACGGACGTAGTAATCCAGCTGCGGAGCGCGTTACTTCCGCGGGGAAGTCAATATTTACGTTTCGCTTTCCAAGGACGAGTGATTAGCACTCGCACCACGGTTGTTGCAACCGACACTAGTAAAGCCCTTCCTAGGGAGCCCCACATCCTTAATCACCGAACAGCGGAGCGTTCGGAGTAGATGTATCGACTGAAGTAGATTCCTCTGTATCAGTTGGCTCAATTGGTTCTAGCTTATCAGGATCGACGAGCGGAATTGGTACAACCACTTCACGTTCGACAACAACACCTTCTGCTGTAGCCTTAATAGGTTTAGGAATGGGGGGTTTGGTATCAGACAGCTCCACTTCAGCGAATACCGCATACGGTACTCGGGTGTAGCGGAAGTTCACCGACAAGACGCTGGCTACAACACCAGCATCTCGAAGGTGACTGATCACTGCCTGACGCAGGGTATCCTGGTCAAGGGTGATCTTCATGGCTTACGCGCCTCCAAATAGTGAGGACTTCGTGCCACCGGCAGAGCCAGTAGTAGAAGTACCTGATGTGGACGCCGCGGTAGTTGCTGGAGTGAGGTTCTTGTTCGTTTTGTCACGAACCTTACCTTTGAATTCTTTAAGCCACAGCGCCTTAAATTCAGCAGGCGCCTGAGCATCATACTCAGCAGCCGTCTGACCCGTTTTCGTGTGAAATACACGAGTAATCGAGTTTACTTCGCGAACTTCGGCCGTATCGACATAATTACCAGCTTGGTCCTTTTGCTGCTTGTTTTCACGAATCAACTCTATGCCAATGGAGACAGCCTCTCCAGCGAGTTCAACAGCCACAGGCACTTCGGTTGCCACATCTTTCTTCAGTTCGAAGTTATAGATTTTCACTAACTTGTTTTCGAAAGTAAGCTGAGGAATTTCTTTGCCAATTGTGAGCTTCGTCAAAGCATTGACCAGAGAATAACCAGGCAGCGGATATTTCTTACCATCCTTCACGTAAACCACTTGACCTTGTTTGTTGGTTACGTAGATGGTTTCACGAATCGTTTTGCCACCAGCTTCGATTACAAAGTTGAAGGCACGAGCACCACCAGTCGAAGTGGTAATGTATGCGACAACGATTTTGCCATCATACACGTCAGTTGGTAGCGGAGCACGTCCACCCAGGACATCTTTTTCCTTTTCGCTACCGGCGAGATCATTCGATGCATTACTGAACAAATTGTTCATTGTGAGACTCCATAATAACTAGAAAGACGATCCAAAACGAATTGCATGTTGTTGTCGATATAAGTCTCCGATTTATCCCACATGCCTTGGGGTGATCGGATTTTTTCTCCAGCACTCTCTTTAGTCATTCGAGTCTGGAATACGTACTTGATGCCCCGTTCTGTGTCATCGTCACTGACATTTAGAAGTGAATTACTAAAGGGTGCCAATAAACGAAGTGGAACTTGTTTAGCCATTACTACTGTTGTAAAAAAGCTCTCTACACCAACATTTCGAAGAGCACCTTTCACAGGAACTGAAGTGTTTTTCATCATCGACTCTTCATCTAACACAGTAGATGCATGAGCCAAGAAAATAAAAGTCTTTGTGCTTTGGGCCACTTTAACTTGCATCAATTCTTGGAAATACGTGAAGTAATCACCCCATGCTTTCTGTGTGTTAGCAGCTTTCTTAATGATGTTTGTTTCAAACATATTCATCAAGAAGTCCAGTGTGTCAATAACTACAGTACTAATGCCTGCTTGGTTATTGGCATAATCAATGCCTTCGTAAACCTGAAATGGGTCAACGAT